TTATATTGTTTTGAACACAAAAAAGAAAATATGATTGATATTAAAAACAAACGATGTATTCATGAGAATTGTTTTACTCGTCCAAATTTTAATTTACCAACTGAAACCAAACCGTTATATTGTTTTGAACATAAAAAAAATACTATGATTAGTATTACAAATAAAAAATGTCAACACCTTAAATGTAAAGAACTTTCATTATTTGGTTTAATAAATAAACGACCTCAGTATTGTCTACAACATAAACAACCAAATATGATAAATCTTATTTTAGAAAATAAATGTTGTGTTTTGGATTGTGAAAATGAATACAATCATTTAATTGAAACACATAAATATTGTAATACACATATTCCATCAGAACAATACGGAATGATTGTAAAAAGATTATGTAAATATTGCGATATAAAAGAAGATGCCACTTTTGTGTGTAAAGACTGTAAAAAAATCCAAAATAAAAAAGAATGGGCAATAGTTCGTTATTTACGAACAGCAATAGATACAAAATTTGATTACAATTCAAGTAAAATGCTTCAGGGATGTAGTAAAAAACGACCAGATATATATTTTGAATTACCTACTCATTGTGTTATTGTTGAAATAGACGAGCATCAACATAATACCTATCAGGATAGTTGTGAATGTTCTAGAATAAATGAAATCGTTAATGGTATTGGTGGGAAACCAATTATAATTATTAGATACAATCCAGATATAATAAAAAATAACGGAAAGCAAATAAATATAAAACAAAGTGATAGAATTGATTTATTAGTTAAAACTATAAAATCTGAATTGGTAAAATCATATGAATCATTTGTTGTTAAAATAATTCAAGTATATTATAACGACAATTATAACATTTATCAAAGTATAAAGGAGGAAATAATAACGGACCTGGTATGTATATAATTCTCCAGAAATGTCGACATTTAAAAACAAAATAAATACGTAAAATGTCTAATATATAAATATTATTAATCTATAGATAGATGTCAACAAATATTGATAAAATCATATATATAAATTTGGATAAAAGAATTGATAGACGAACCGATATTGAAAAAGAGTTAAATGATTTTGGTTTAGAATATGAACGATTTCAGGCAATTGAGACCCCGGGGTTTGGAATACTCGGATGCGGACAATCACATCTTGCAGTTTTAAAATTAGCAAAAGAAAAAGGATATAAAAATATATTAATATTTGAAGACGATTTTACTTTTTTAGTATCAAAAGAAGAATTTGAAAATGAATTGAATAAGTTTTTTGATTTAAATATAGATTATAATGTTTGTATGTTATCGTATAATATAAATAAATCCGAAGAAACAAAACACGATTTTTTATTGAAATCAATAGAAGTTATAACCGCATCCGGATATATTGTAAACTCAAATTATTTCGATATCTTAATAGAATTATATGAACACGCGATGGTAAAACTAGAAGAAACCCGTAAACATTGGATTTACGCAAATGACCAAGCATGGATACCACTTCAACAGAAAGATAATTGGTTTTGTTTTACAAAAAGAATTGGTAAACAAAAAGCATCTTTTAGTGATAATACATTAAAGTATTTCGATTACGATTGTTAAACTACTCCAATGATAATATTTGTAAAAATAATAATATTTACAAATATTAGTATGCATAGAAAATTAAACCATAAATTTCAAGAACCAGATACAAGAGATTATAAGTTTACACCCACAAAAGCAGTAAGTAAAATAGCGTCTAATTTTATGATTAATCGGAAATTAAACAATATATTAGACCAAGGAGCAATAGGGTCGTGTTGTTCAAACGCATTTGCCAAAAATATAAATATGATTACAAATAATAATGTTAATATTTCTCGTTTATTTCATTATTATTGTGGTAGGTCAATCGGCGGCGATTCCTCATTAGAGGACACGGGTTTAGATATACGACAAGCAGCTAAAATAATCCAACAATATGGTGCTTGTTCTGAATCTGCGTGGGCTTATAATGTTGACAATTTTAATATATTACCTCCATTATCCGCATTTAAACAATCGTATTTATTTCGTAAATATACATATTCGTTTATAAATCAAAACGTAATAAGTTTAAAAACGTGTTTACTAAGCACAAATTCCCCGATTATTTTTGGAATAATGATATATAGCAGTTTTTTGTCAGATACCGTTTCAAAAACAGGTATGGTTCCAATGCCTAATACACAAACCGAAACTTTAGAAGGAGGTCATTGTGTTTTAATGATTGGATATAGCGATTCGATGCAGACATTTTTGTGTGTTAATTCGTGGGGTCCATCGTGGGGTAATAGAGGATTATTTAGTATACCATATTTATATGTAACAAATCCGGATTTAGCAGCCGATTTCTGTGCGTTAAATTTTATTTATTAAGTATAAAATAAGTATTTTAAAATATACGTTTAAAAATAGATTTTAGGAATAATTTAATAATTTAATATATTTATAGTTATATGAAGACTCGCAGAAATAATTTTTATAAAGGTGCTAAAAACGTCACATATAGAGTTAAAAACGGGTTAAAGCGTGTTGGGTCTTCGGTTGAATCTGCCGCACAAAGCACGGTTCCAGTAGTAAAGAAAGGACTATTTAATTTATTTGGTTTTTTAAAATCTGGTGTAAATAATACGGCATCATCTTTTAAATCTATGATGTCAAAGAAACGCCATCACAAACGAAGACATAATAAATCAAAATCATACAGACGCAAACGTTAAATGTGTTTGTTTTAATTTATACCCTTTTGTTGTTTTAATTTTTTTGTGTTGTTTATTTTCTTTATGGAATTTGTTATGGCATTTTTCACACAATGTCATTAAATTTGCTAATTTATTTTTATGAAAAACGTCACCGTTGTTTTTTATAAAACCGTCATCATTTGCGTCTGATTGATGTTGTAAATGATGAACTTCAGTTCCCATATTTGTAGAACACAATTCACACATACCAACAATTTTTTTGGAATTATAATGGGACGTTTTAAGTAATAAAATGCTATTTTCTTCAGGATGATATTTGGTTCGTATATTGTATGCCGAATTTAAAAATTCTTCGGGTAAATTTAAAGATTTACACACTTCTAACCCATACATACTATTTCCTGGTCCATCGCGTAATTTACGGTCATATTCTAATATTCCTGTTTCTCTATTGTAGACAACTGCCATATGTTTAAGAGCCAGGTTAGTTAATTCTGTAATTTCGTCGTATTTTACAATCTCGTGTAAATGTGTCGCAAAAATAAAACTGCTATTTAATTGGTTTAATTTTTGAATTCCAGCAACAAAAATACTGATAGCGGATGATATTTCAGTTCCAGAACACAATTCGTCGCCTAAAATCAAACTATCTTTATTAGCAACTGTTAAAATGGTTCTTAGTTCGCTCATTTCGACAGCAAATGTAGACAATCCCTTAAATATATTATCATTTCCAATAATTCGGGTAAATATATATTTATATGGTTTATATGAAAAACTAGAACATGGAACATATAACCCAGATTGTGCCATTATAATATTAATCCCAATTGATTTAATTAAACTTGTTTTTCCAACAGCATTAGTTCCATAAAGTAATATACCATCAATAATACTATTTCCAAGAGTAATATCATTTGCGACATATATTTCATTTTGGTGTAATTGTTCGATAAGAGGATGACGTATATTTTCTGCGTCAACGAATGATTTATCGCGATTATTTATAATGGTTGGTTTACAATAATTATATTTTTTAGATAAAACCGTTTTCGAAAAAATGACGTCGATAATAGTTACAAAATTAATAATTACATCAATTTGTGGTTGTAACTCCTCGAATTTACCGATTATATCCTTAAACACGGATAAAATGGTGTCTTTCATAGATACCTTGATAGTTGAAATATTTTTACATAATGTATTAATTTCGTCGTTTGAAATTATATTATTTGCCGCGCTTTGTTTATTAAATTGAATATCCTTTTTAGAAATATTCAAGTTAAATTCTGTAGATTTGTTTGTATGTGATGATATGTATGTTAGTAGTGTTGGTTTAGTTTTTGTGTGTAAATTTTCTTTTAATAGTTGACATCTACGTTCAGTGCTAATTAAACTAAAATGGTTTTTTTCGGTTTCGTGGATTTTAACATATTCACACGATTTTGATTTTGTTTTTTTCTCACAAGATTCAATAACTGAGTTTAGATAAGAACGAATACATTCTAATTTATCGTTTGAGTCAACAAGAGTTTGTGTTTTATTGTCTAAATCAATATTAATATTTTGTTGAATAAAATTTATTTCAAATCCTTGTAATTGGTCGATATCTTTTGCTAAATCAATTATAAAATTATTATGAATAAAATCCCGGATAGTTTCACAAATCGTTGATATGGAATACATCTCTTTTTCATAAAAATTTAAATATTTCATAATTACTTTATCGTTGTTTATCAACTCATAAATTTCTTTAATAATACCTATATTTTTATATAAAATACAAATGGTTTTTGGGGTTATTTTTTTCATAAATATTTGTCTTTCAAATTTAGAAATATCTTTAATTTCTTGTAATTTAATTAAAATATTGGGATTAAAAGATTCTAATAAATACTCAATCATATCATATTCTTTTTGAAGATATTCACAGTTTGTTGTTGGATTTAGGAAATTATAGGCAAATTTCCGTTTTCCCATAGGTGTTATACAACAATTTAACATTTTCAAAACTGATGAGTATTTACCGCTATAGTTTTGGTCATCTATAATATTAAGTTGTTTTAAAGAATGGTTTGCTAAAATAAGTCTTTCGGAACAATTTTCGAATATAGGTATTTTAATTTTATTTACCAAATATGGATTATGTTGGTAAATAAAATCAAGTAAAAAACAAAAGGATTGAGTTGCTATTGTATTATTATTAAATAAATCGAAATTATCAATTTTATAAAATCTGTCAATAATTTCCTTTTGATAATTTTGTTTTTCGCAATTAATTGCTTGTTGTAAATATTTAGATAAAGTCTTTTCTTTCTGAACAAAATTAATTCTATGAATGAGACTACATTGTATATTTGCGTAGTTAATTACATCTTCGACCTCTTTTTCAGGTAAATTCGATATAAAAATTACTTCACTCGGATTATAAATTGAAATAAACCTTTCTAGTTCATCATATGTTGTAGGATTATTAATATACTTTTCTTTAAACTGGAATATACTTGTTTTACCGGTATAAATATCAATATTAGATATTCCGACAACAACGTATTTACCTTTCAAAACAAACGTGTTCTCAATTAAATCCACCCAAATACACGTTGTATTATTTGTAAGACGATGTGTATCATTATTAAAATATGTTCCTGGAGAAAAAATGCCGGTTAAACTGCGTGTTATCGTATTATCCGGATGATTTATTTGACTATATACAACGGCAGTTACGCTTGCTTCCAATATTTTCTTAATATATTTATCAATCATCATAATATTAAAACCAGCCATAAGAACGTTGTTTGAACCAACACATACGTTTTTTTCCGAAATGTTTAAATCACATATTTTTGAAAAATTCTGGATTTGACTACCAGATATACTATTCGTTGTTTTATCGCAAATTCCGTATACTTCATAAAAAGAACCAACCTGCATTAGTAAAATAGTATTTATTCCATAATCGGTTTGATATTTATCTGTTAATTCGAAATACTCTTTGATTAAAGCCATCTTGTTATATAATATGATGTATATGTATCTTTAAATACATTTAAATAGTTGTTATCATACTGTAGCGGGAATTTTATAGTATTAAATAGTTATGAAATCGTCGTGTGGGATTCCGCTTATTGTCGACAATATTTTCTTTTTAAGAACCCTATAGGTATCTTTGGAAATTATATTTAATTTATAAAATAAGAATTTTAGGATGATTAACATAATAGATGAATAATATGGAAGGGTTGTTTTACGTGTATGGTCTCGAAGTATTTCATCTTTATATTTTTCGTTATAAATCGAAAATTCAACCCGTAAATTATTGTCTACATCTTTATACATTAATTTGTGTCCATGAACTACATAATTACGGTTGAATGATTTCCATATAGTTTTTTTAGTTTTATATTTGTCTACATTCAAGAATGTTTGTAACTTAAAAATAGTGCTTGTTACGTTATCTGTAAATATGGCAACATCAATATCACTTTCTCCTTTAAAATAGTCGTTGCGTTGAATACTTCCGTAAAAATATAACGGGATATCTAAATAATATTTTAGTTTATTAAAAAAACCGGTTTCATATGGTGATAATTCATGCTTGGTAGTCTGCATATTATATATTATAATAATATATAAATTATGGTTTCATTAAATTGTGAATAATACTATCTCTATTATTATTTGTGATTTCTCCGGCTAACATTGCGGATTCGTAAATTTTACGAATAACATCAATTGGAGCATTACTTCCTGCCATCATTAAATTGTGCGAATGTAAGTATTTTTTTATAGATGGTAAATCCTTTTTTTTTATTTCTCGTTGGGCATTTAACACCTTTTTTTGTGTATTCTTATCCTTTATTAAAATACTTACGGTTCTTTTATGATTTGACTTTCCTAATACATATTTTCTGAGAGTTGTGTTTTTTATAAATGATTTGTGTTTTTTAGGTTCTATATTATTTCGAACGATTGTGGGTTCTGGGGGTTTAATCGAATTCTTAATCGGGTCTTTTATTGGTTGGGTATTTAAATTGGAGTGTTGTAAATGACCCGGCGGTTTAATTAAATTTGTCGTTGGTTGGGATAATGAGGTATAGTTTGATTGTTTTGACAATATTCTTTCTTTTAATTTATTCAATTTAGTTTCTCTTTCACTTAAATGTTGTGTAACAACGGGAGGAGACGGTTTTATTGGTTGTGTTTGGTTTGAATAATTACGATATGTTTTTTTAAATCCGCCTTTTAAACATCCGTATGGTATATCAGTATCTATATTATAATTTAATTTAATGGGTAAAGTAGAAGTCGAATTGTCTACAGTATTATAATAATTTTGTTTTAATTCTTCAGGAAGTTCTGTTTCGACATACTGAGTATTTAATTTTTCGGTATTAAGAGTAAAATTATTTCGCAATGTTTTTTTGTATAAATCATCTTTATATTGTTGTTTCTCTTCCTTTTTTTTATTATTGGATAATGTTTGTAAATATTCAAGAGAATCATTAAACTCATTATTATATTTTATTTCGCTTGGTTTGGGAGTTGTATCATTAGGTGGTGCGGACTCTTTAGTTTTATGTTCTTTAATTCTTTTTAATAATTTATTTTTTAGAATGTTTGGTGAAATTAGTGGAACGTTTATTGGGTATTGTTTTCTCTCCTTATTTTTTTTAGTTTTACCCCCCATATTAAATATTTCAGGATTAATTTTTATGGTTTTTTTCAAGTCGTTAGACATTTATATCAATAACATACAAAAAAATAATCGTTTATATACATAAAACAATAAAAATGATTTAAAAATAAAATTGAATTCTAATTAATCGTTAAACCTAATGGTAACTATAGTAAATAAAACAGATAAATCAAATATGTACAATATTGAATCAGAACAATACATTGAGGAACCATGGAGTATTATTGAGTCTTATTTTAAGGGTCATCATTTGGAACGACTCGTAAGGCATCAGTTGGAATCATACAATAATTTTGTGGGATACCAAATTAATAAAACTATTGAAATGTTTAATCCCGTTCATATAGTTTCGGATAATGATTATGACCCTGCCAGCAAAAAGCATTCGTTAGAGGTGTTTATAACATTTGAGAATTTTCAGATGTATAGACCCCAAATCCACGAAAATAATGGTGCGATTAAATTAATGTTTCCACAAGAAGCAAGATTACGAAATTTCACTTATGCCTCGGCAATGACAATTGATATAAATATCAAATATATTATACGAACTGGGGCAAATTTGGAAAACTCACAAACAATCTGTAAAACCTTATCGAAAATCCATATTGGAAAATTACCTATAATGTTAAAATCAAATATTTGTGTTCTAAACCAGTATAAGTATGTTGAGCATACACATACTGGCGAATGTAAATATGATGCCGGAGGATATTTTATTATTAATGGCTCAGAGAAGACAGTCCTTGGACAAGAACGAACTGCCGAAAACAGAGTTTATTGTTTTAATGTTTCTAAAAATAATACAAAATATAGTTGGTCAGCAGAAATTAAATCTGTTCCAGATACTAAATGTATTTCACCGAAACAAACTAATGTAATGATTAGTTCTAAAAATAATGGATTTGGTAACGCGATTTACGTTCAAATTCCGAGAATAAAACAAGTTATTCCACTATTTATTGTCTTTCGTGCCCTAGGCATTATAACAGATAAAGAAATATGTGAAAAAATATTGTTGGATATTAATTACTCAGAACACAAACTACTACTTCAATCACTACAAGCATCGATTATTGACGCAAATATATATTTAACACAAGAAGAGAGTATTAAATATATCACAAGTTTTGCGATGTATACCCCTATAAATATGGATAAAGAAACCGGAATTAAGAAAAAATTGGAATTTACGATGGATATCTTAAAGAATGATTTGTTTCCACACTGCCAGAACATCACCCAAAAAATATATTTCTTGGGATATATGACAAATAAACTGTTACACGCAAAATTTGAATTAATTAAGCCTGATGATAGAGATTCATATATCAATAAGCGAATTGATTTAACGGGTACATTATTAAATAACCTATTCAGGAATTATTTTAATAAATTGGTGAAGGATATGGAAAAACAAGTCATTCGAGAAATTAATACAGGTTCATGGAAGTCATCAGATGATTACGAAAATATTATAAATTTAACAAATTTATATAAAATCATTAAATCTACTACTATTGAAAATGGTTTAAAACGTGCGTTAGCAACAGGAGATTTTGGTATTAAACATATTAACAGTAATAAGGTTGGTGTTGCCCAAGTTCTTAATCGTTTAACATATATAAGTAGTTTAAGTCACGCAAGACGCGTATCTACTCCTACAGATAAAAGTGGTAAATTAATTCCTCCTCGTAAATTACATAATACGTGTTGGGGGTATTTATGTCCTGCCGAAACACCTGAAGGTCAGAGCGTTGGAATTGTAAAAAATTTAAGTTATATGACCCATGTAACAATTCATTCAAATTCACAACCATTATACGAATACATAACGCCTTATGTTATAAAACTAGAAAATCAAGAATTAACAAGTCTTGAGATGTTTAATAAAGTAAAGGTGTTTATAAATGGTGCTTGGTTAGGAGTTACAAATAACCCATATGAATTGTTTATTTCATTAAAAGAAAAAAAATATAAGGGTATTATTAATATTTATACCTCAATTATATTTGATTACCGAATGAAAGAAATACGTATATGTAATGACAGTGGTAGATTAACAAGACCCGTTTTACGCGTAAAGGATAAAAACATATTGTTAGATAATGATATTATTTCAAAAATTAGTTCTGGTGAACTTATTTGGGATAATTTACTAACTAGCACTAGTTTACCTGAATCCGTAATTGAGTATATTGACCCAGAAGAGCAATCGTTATCATTAATAGCGACAAAACCTAAAGATATAATTAATTACTCACCGGAACAAATCTTAAAATACACTCATTGTGAAATTCACCCAAGCACTATTTTTGGAATTTTAGCGTCTTGTATTCCGTTCCCGGAAAACAATCAATCGCCTAGAAATACATATCAGTGTTTAGATATTAACGAATTAGTGTTATTGTCTTCTGGTGAAAAAAGACGAATCGCAGACATAAATATCGGCGATGAAGTTATTTCATTTCATCCAGAAACAATGGAAACATCAATGACAAAGGTAACTCATCACTATATCCGTGAAACAACTAAAAAAATATACAATATAAAAACAATTAGCGGAAGAGAAATAATCGCGACAGAAGACCATAAATTTATGACATCGTCTGGATGGGTTGAAGTAAAAGATTTAATTCCAACAATCAGTAAAATTGGTATATATATGAATAATTGTTATCCAATTAAGAAAAACTCCTTTGGTGAGATATCTTGTATATTATCAGAAGAACAATTTATAAACTTCTTTAAAGAACAAAATTTTAAAATGAAAATAATAATGAAATATGTTTCTGAATTAAAAAATCAGGAACTATTACCATTATATAACAATAATAATAAAATTAGTATTCTATCCAGAATATTTGGTTTTATCTTATCAGATGGTTCAATTAACTGTTATACTAGAGACAATAACAAATTTACAAGTTGTAGTTTAGATTTCGGCACAATTAAAGATTATACCGATTTTCAAAACGATATCAAATATTGTGGATTTAGAAATTGTGCCTATTATGCGGGTTCAAGAACATTCAATAACATAACACATCAAACGTTTTCAGTTTCTCATAATGGGTCACTTCCTGCGTTATTGTTAAGTTTGGGAATCACTTTTGGACGAAAAACAGAAACAATTCGAAACCCAATTCCTGATTGGATTATGACCGGTTCATTAATTATTAAACGTGAGTTTTTAGCAGGGTTTCAAGGTGGAGATGGGTGTAAAATTAGATGGAATAAACTTAATAAAAAAGGGTATAATTATATTTGTGCTTCAACAACACAACAAATAAACCCAATATATCAACAAGGACTTTCTAACTTTATAAATCAATGTATCCAACTAATGACAGAATTTAACATTATTGTTAATTATCTTGAAGAACCAGTTCTTGAAAATAGAATTAAAATTGGTTATAAAATGTCAGATAGTCAAGATAATTTAATAAACTATTATGATAATATTGGATATAGATATAGTTATACAAAAAATAGTTCGAGTGCTAAGGTAATTGAATATTTAAAATATAAAAAAACTATATTTGAAAAACATACATCGTTAATCTTAAACATACGAAAATTATATGACGAATCCAAAACAAATACTCATATATCAAATGTTTTAAATGTTCCATGTAATTTCGTATCTGATACTCTAAGAAGCTATAAAAATAATAAACAAATAAGTTGTCCTAATTTAAAAGAAAATAATATTGAACAGTGGTTAAATGAAATTGTTTCGGTTAATGAAACGATGTTTATCACAATTGATAGTATAACTGAAGTTGAAAATAGACTAATTTCAGATATTACGGTTGACTCTGAAAATCATAGTTTTATCGCAGGAAATAATTTCCTATCAAGTAATTGTGCGCAAGGAAAACAAGCAATGGGCGTATATGCGACTAATTATGAAACAAGAATGGATAAAACCGCGTATGTTTTAAATTACCCCGCCAGACCATTAGTCGACACAAGATTGATGAATTTAATTCAATTAAATAAAATTCCTTCTGGAACTAATGTAATTGTGGCAATTATGACACATACAGGATATAATCAAGAAGACTCAATATTGTTTAATAAAGGTTCGATTGATAGAGGATTATTCGTAACTACGATTTATCATACTGAGAAAGACGAAGATAAACAAAAAATTAATGGTGATGAAGAAATCAGATGTAAACCAGACATTTCTAAAACAAAAGGAATTAAAATGGGCAATTACAACAAGGTCAACAATAAAGGTGTTATTCCAGAAAATACAATTGTTGAAAATCGTGATATAATTATTGCGAAAGTAACTCCAATTAAAGAAAATCGTAACGACCATACTAAAATAGTTAAATTCGAAGACCATAGTAAAATCTTCAAAACTACCGAAGAAACGTTTATCGATAAAAATTATATTGACCGAAATGGTGAAGGGTATAATTTTGCAAAGGTTAGATTAAGAACATTTAGAAAACCTGTTATTGGAGACAAGTTTTCAAGTCGTCACGGACAAAAAGGAACTATCGGAAATATTATTCCAGAATGTGACATGCCATTTACTAAAAACGGTTTAAAACCTGATATTATTATCAACCCTCACGCAATTCCATCTCGTATGACAATCGGACAATTAAAAGAAACCATACTTGGTAAGGTTCTTTTAGAACTCGGATTATTTGGAGATGGAACCCCATTCGGACAATTAAATGTTAAAGATATTTGTGATGAATTGTTGAAGTTAGGTTATGAATCTAACGGAAACGAACTATTATGTAATGGTTTAACTGGAGAACAACATGAATGTAGCGTATTTATGGGACCTGTATTTTACCAGCGTTTAAAACATATGGTTAATGATAAAACGCACAGTCGTTCTATTGGACCGATGGTTAACCTTACAAGACAACCTGCTGAAGGTCGCAGTCGTGATGGTGGGTTGCGATTTGGGGAAATGGAACGTGATTGTGCCAGATTTTCAACCCCCATCTCTCTGGATTGTGGACTAAGCATTAAATTAGGTGAAATGGAAGATTGTGGGTGGGAGGTATTAGGATGGTCTGAAGAACATAACGGAATTGTGAAAGCAACTCAAACTGATTTTATGTATAAAGGAGAACGTGAATGTTTAGAAGTAACCTATGAAGATGGAAGAAAAATGCAATTTACGCCTGACCATCCTATATTAACTTCAAATAATGAATGGGTAAAAATAAAAGATTTGTTAGTAAATGAAACCAGAGTAAAAACAAGTATCACAAATCCTTTAATATGTCTAAAGGATGAACTTAAAGAATGCGACAATTGGTCGTTGGAAGTTGGTAATATTCTTCTACAAACAGATACACGAGAGGAATATCTTAGAACATTAGCATTTGTTAGAATACTTGGTTATATATTAACAGACGGTTCAATTAAGTGTATGAAACGAAATTATGGAAATGCTTACGCGTGCTGTATATTTATGGGGCATATGTTAGATGTTGACAAAATAGTCGAAGACCTAAAATTATTTGTAGAAATTAAACAAACAAATTTCGTTTCTAAAAATGTATTTATGGTAAACGTTCCAAGTATGCTTGTGAATAATATAGTTCAAATACCTGGGTTAATAACCGGAAAAAGAGTTAATCAAAACGCACTTTTACCAGAATTTATTTTAGACAATAAATGTCCTAGACCTATTATCCGTGAGTTTTTAGCAGGATTATTTGGAGGAGATGGTCATACTTGTTGTTTATCACAACATCGTGGTAAAAGAGACGTATTAACATCAATTTCATTTTCACAAACGAAATCATTTGAACAATTGGAGTCACTAACAAGAATGATGGATGATATTAAAATGTTATTAAATAAATGTGGAATACATAAAATAACAATTCAAAATTTTAAAGAAACAACATATTCGAAAAAACAAAATATTAAATTAGGTAAGAATAAAACTGCCGGTAATCATCAGTTAACATTACATTTAGATATTGATGAATTAATCCCGTTTTCTGAAAAAATCGGATTTAGATATTGTTGCCACAAATCCCAAAGACTCGAAGGAGGTGTATCATATAAAAGATTACGTAATGAAGTTACTAGACAACATAATTGGTTAGTAAATCGAGTTGATGAAATAACTAAATTTACAGAAATAAAAAAAGAAAATCCAACTAAAAATATTCCTACAAAAAAAGCAATTATTCAAGCAGTTAATGAATTAAAATTAACTGAAGGATTATTACACGAATATGCGATTCCTTCAACTCATGATATTACAGACCATTTAATAAAAGGCACAACCTTTGGGAAATTTACATCAAAATCGTTTCCGACTGCCGAACAATATTTAGAAAGTATTGGAGCATTAAGTTGGTTTTTAAAAGATGAACCTAAAAAAATATGTCTAGAAGATATTGAAACGACGGAAGAAATAACTACTCATGAAGAAGAAAATTCAAAATATGGTGTAAACCGAAGTAAGTTATGTTTGCCAACCATGAATTTAAAAGTAATATCAATACTTCCTGCCGGAGTTCATAAAGTGTATGATATAAGTGTTGATAAAGTCCATTCGTTTTTAGCAGATGGAGTTGTGGCACATAATTGTATGGTTTCACACGGAGCAGCAAGATTTACACGTGGTCGATTGTATGATGCGTCGGATAAATATTCTGTTCATGTTTGTAAAAAATGCGGATTAATTGCCTCATATAATAATGAACTAAATATACATTTATGTAAGACGTGTGATAACAGAACCGATTTCGCGTATGTCGAAATTCCTTATTCTTGTAAATTACTATTTCAAGAATTAATAACTATGAATGTTGCTCCGCGTATTATAACCGAGCATTAAATAACAAATCGATACTTGAATTGTATAAATTAGAATAGGAGTAGAATAAGTAGATTAGTTAGAAATAAAATTTTTTATTTAGACATAACTAAATAAAAAATAATTAAAACATGTGGGTGATTTTATTCACAAAAAACGTGGTTGAACCAAATAAAATGCCTCCCCATAAAGTGTCTAAAATAGCAGTAGATACTTTCCAATTTTTTAATAAAGCTACGTTAGTGAAGTCGTAGACAGCATAAATAACTAATCCTAAAATAAACGCGTCTTTGACACTTCTATTTTTTTGAATAATAAAATAACTTAATCCAAATATTAAAAATATGTAGACAATTCCGGACGCAATAATATTAATTTGTATCTCTGAACCTTGAACACTTTTAATTTGTCTATTGAAATAGTCCTTAAAAAAATTAATATATAGACCGTCTAAAATTACAAAAATAATAGAAGTTAACAAATATTTAATCATATATATAAATAAATATTATTTTAGAAGTGTATTATTAACATTTTTTATAGATGTATTATATAAATGTCTGTAATTCGTGGAATTATGCCTCCCGCAACAGTGGATGTTGACAAAAGTTATGAAAATTATGAGAATGTGAGATTTACTTTAAGGAACGCATGGAACACTAAATATACACAAACCACAAAAGCAGTGACTCCTTTTAGAGCAGTTACAAATTCAGGCGATATATTGAGTCGAGTAGCGTATTCGTGTGGCGGTCCAAGTCAAGCATCCCAAAGTCGTCCTGGTCTTTTTGGAATAAAGGGACAGATTGGTTCTATTAAAAGTAAGTGTGATGGTTCAGGAATACCACCATCAACGTGTAATGTAAAATATGTGTATGATAGTTCTAACTATACAACCTTTTTAAAACAACAGGCAACAAATAAAAACTATAATGATATATCTAATGGTGGAAATAAGAATAGTGGAAGTCAAGTTTCATTTAGAGCAGTTCGTATATATTAATTCGCATTCACTATAATATATTATAATTATATATTATAAGAATGACACAATTTGACGATATAATAGTTACTCCTGTATATGGACCATTAAACACATCACAAACCCCAAATGTGTTGCCTCGTCATAATTATGGTATTTTAACTTGCGCAACTCCGAATCCTCCTTTATTTTATCCATCCCAAGAACCCATTAATACGGACCAATTTGTGAATTCTCGAAAACAATATACGCAAGCATTTAGTTTAAATAAAATGACCCCAATAAATAAACCGAATAATAGCACATCATTTTATTCGTATTCAACCCAAATCCATCGTCCTGTATCTACGAATGTGAACTATATACCTCCACAAGATTCATCGCTATACTTGTCTCGTAAAAAAGCTTTAGCAGTTGGTAAATCATCATATAAAGTCGGACTACCTCAGAACGCACCAGTCGCAACAAAAAATTACTATCCAAGTGGTGTTAGAAGTTCTATTCGAAGGGCAAGGTCTGGTGGGTGTACTGCTCCGGCAAAAAAAGGTTCCATTTACAACACAAGTTTGTCAAACGGTCAGTGTTGTGCGTGGGGGTCTTTAGTTAGAAGCACATATTAAAGAGTAACAACAATATAATATAATTTTATATTTAATTATATTATATGACTAGTGAAATTAAAGGACCCAGTTATTTAGAACAGATTTATAATACAATAAAAGATACAACAACAAGCACGTATAATACTATTAAAAACAAATCACTCTCTTTAAAACAACAATATTGGGATACAGCAACTGGGGGTAAACGTCGACGTAAATCGGCAAATAAAGCAACAAGAACGCGTATTAAAACCCCGTATAAAAGAAAACGAAATTCAACAAGAAAACGGTAATTATTTTTTCTTTGTCATAATTTTATAAATTAAATATATAATTAAAGCAGATAAACTCGCAAAATATAACTGGGTAATTGTATCTTTAGGAATTGTTATTCCTGTTTGTTCAGGAACAAATGCTTCCTTACAAGAAGCACCAGTAATTGGATTTTTTTTATTTGAAAAACTACACGGGTCCATATTTTGAATATCAACTGTGGTTACATAATGTGTTTCGTTTGAAACATTATTATTTGTGTCAATTGTCTGCATTGTTATTTGTTGACATTTAGGATTAGAACCAGACAAAAAGGATGTCATAATTGAGTATGGATTTAACACATTTAAATCGCTAATAGTTCCAGGTATTAATCCTTTAAATTCGCTAAAATTAACCCCCATTCCAGAAGATACTATAGGAATGTTACCCTGTGGAACATTATTAATATAAATATATCTATCAACTGATGTATTTGTGGTGGTATCCATACACTTTGCGCCTGTTTTTAAAAAAAACTTATTTCCTAATGGTTTACCTGTTGCCGACGCCTTTCCTCCTCCAGAAACAAGCAACTCAACATATGATATTAATCCGGTAACATCTCGTCCTAATGCTGCTAAATTACCGTCAGAACTCATACCAATTTGTGATGGTGATTTTATATTTTTGTAATACGGATAATCTGGACCAATTAGTTTTGTCTGAACACCGTTAGCATCTTTTAATACATCTTGGAATAAGTTGGATGACATTTATATATAATATATAATTTTTTTCTTTTCGTCAGATGTAATTAAACATTAGTATCTGGTTCCGGCGTAGAATCTTCAAAACTTGTTCCAGAAATCTCTGGGGGACTACTTGGTAAATTTTGTGTTGCGTAATTGGTTTGTTGTAACACTATTTCGTTCACTTGGTCTGATAATGAAATTAAGTTTCCACTAATATCAGAAACTTGTTTTTGGAGAGGAATTAAAGAATCAACCTGACTTTTTAAAAAAGCAATATTTCCAGCATTTTGTTGTGAAAGTATGAATGCGTTATTTGGGTTATTAAAATCATAATCTTTATATTGCGGTGGTTGTTGTTCTAGTCCTTCTTTAAATCTAAAATGTGCTAAAAATACTTGATATATAATTAATATACCAAAACATATAATTAATATTTTTGTTAGGAACGCAATATATAAATACATTATTATATAATACTTTTATTTATTTTTTTATTATAACACAATAATATAAATGTCGTCCGCTTTTTACCCATTAGGAATGAAATCATATAACAATCATACTAATCAAGGAGGATATATATCTTGGAAAGGAACCGGCGTTTTTAGCAATCCAGTTGGAATTACTTCTGGTAACATTAGACCATTAACAAATAACGATCCTTTGAATAATTCAAATGTTGGTTTTGGATTACCACGTCCAATTAAGCATTATAGAAAGGGTCGTTCTATTGGCAATAATAATGGGGTTGCGTCGTCGGGTGGAGGGTCATTAATTAAACAAATGATTGATATACCAGGAGGATATAATATTTTTCCAAACACGGTAAATGAAACGTCCAATACGGTTAACTTAAACGAACATTGTAATACCTGTTACGGAATTGGCGTTATATCTAATTGGATGCCTATTACAAATTTAACAGAAAAACCTGAAACAACCACTCAAACAAGCACCTTTTGTTGTAATGATGAAAAGAAAGCACTAAGAAGAACAAGACCTACTAATACGAAACTTAAGAAAAAGTATTATACAACCACCTCACAATATTTATATAATCGATGTAAGACATACGAACAACAACAATTTAATTATATAACTAGTGGTAATTCCGCATCTAAACCAGGAGACCCATCTTCTATTAATAATACTTATGTTGGAAATTGTAATCCTAATTTGGATATTGATAATCCAGTTGTAGACACAGATGGTTCATATAATACATTAACAAATCCACAAGGATGTAAACTAACTCAATATAAACCAAACAATTATAAGTTTTCAACACAGGGTGCGGTTTCAAGTAGTGACCGTATTCTTCGATTAAATGTCGACACAATAAATACAAATAACGCAAACATTCATTCATTAAATTTACAAAAATCAAAATATTTTCAAGGCGGATGTGATGGAGTATCTAGTATTTTTTATATTCCAAATAAAATCATTAGTGAAACAACAAACAGCGGAACGTGTTCGGGATTGTGTCGGGATCCGTGTCCTGTAATATCTCTATCAACTATTGCTACAACAACAGATCATATTAATTGGGTTTTAATCAAAGATACAACTATTTTAAGTTGTCAAACATTACTAATACCTTCAGGACAAACATTAACAATTAATAGTGGTGTTTCTTTATTCAACTATGGCACTATTACAAGTTATGGAACGATTACAAATAACGGAACATTTAGAACTGAAATTGACGGTAAGATGAATAATTATGGAAGTATTACAAATAACGGAACATTTAGAACTGAAAGATCAGGTAATATAAATAATTATGGAAGTATTGAAAACAACACAACAGATTTTAAGGTTTTTGGTACTTTTACAAATTATGGTAATTTTACAAATAACAACACAGGAACATTTAATAACGACACTACAACAACAGGAAGTATCATTAATGAATCAACAGGAACAATTACTAACTCAGGAACTTTTTATATTAAATCAGGCGATACTCTTGATAATTATGGAACCATAACTAATTTGCTTACATTCAGCATTTTTGGTGCTTTTACGAATTATTATAGTTTTGAAAATAGTTATAATCCAGCAACATTTAGAATTGAAAATTTAGGTAACTTCACTAATAATGGAACCATAACTAATTATTATAGAGTCAAAACTATTGGTACTTTTACAAATAATGGTATATTTATTAATAACTCAACTGGAGTAATTAATAATGATAGCGATAATGATACGGGAACAATTATTAATAATTCAATTGGAGAAATTGATAGTAAAGGACTTTTTTATATTAGAACAGGAAGTGTGAAATCGGTTAATTACGGTATAATAAATATAAGTGGTGCTTCTGATAACTCAAACTTCGGATTAAGAGTTGATACAAATGCTGTTTTAACAAATAAAGGGACCATTACTATTAAGTCTGGAAGCACTAAGTCGAAGAATCAGGGTATAATATATATAAATGGTGGAGGAAGTTTAACTATTGAAACAGGTAGCACTTTTACCAATAATGGTCATATTTATAAACCTCCTTTATCTGGTTCCACATGTGGAACAGGAACAATAACCGGAACCGTATCAAACATCTCTCCCGGATCCGTCGGTGATGGGTGTCCACCTCTACCATAATAAGAAGATTTGTCTACAATATATAAATAACACACTATATACACACGAGTTTACAAGTTAAATGTGTTATTTACACGTTTATTAAACGATAAATTGAGGAATGAATCAATAAATAAATACATAATACAAATATAACAAAAATAGTAAAATACTCTAGAATTGAAACTTATGACTGTAATTATAAAATGAAAAATCATTTATTTATTTTATTTAACGAATTATAAAAATATTTTATAATTATAATTATGAAAGTCAACTATTATTTTATTATTATGTTGTTGATATTTTATTATTTATTTGAAAGCAACGAAACAACGGAAGAATCAATTAGAATAAGGAGTTTAAACAATGATGGATTTTGCGTTTTATATAATCAGACCTACGCAATTGATACAACTAGTTATCCGTGTCAACAATTAACGAGTGATGTTTTACAAAAATTACCAGATGATTATATATTTATTGATTACATTTACAAAATAAATAATGTTGCGTTGTCTACATTTCATAGAGATGTTACCTCTAGTAAATATATATATAAAACAAAATATCCAATTTATACATTAATTTTGTATAAATATGATGGTGCTTTATTATCTGTTTGTCCAGGAAGTAATCAAACATATCCATTTGTTTGGTCCTCAATCGTTAATATAACCGGTAAATCAGGGACCGCTTTTTTATTTGATTCTGATTTATTACATGCTGGATGTTTAAATAATTGTAATAAACGGGAATTAATACAGTATAAACTATGTCATAAGGACGATTTACATTTGTTATCTCATTTACAAAATGTAAATATGAATAAATCCGAAAAGTGTACTACATCATATTCTCAAAATATCATACGTAAATTATCATATTATTTTGAAATGCCTATAAATTATATTTTATATCCGTTAATGATTAAACGGGAAAATACAAATAGTATTATTGGTAAGATTCAAACGTTTATTCCAATAACTTTTTATAATAATACATAAATATATAATGTCAACTGCTTTTTATCCGTTAGGGATGCAGACATATAATAATCATACAAATCAAGGTGGGTATAAATCGTGGAAAGGAAACGGAACTTTTAGCAACCCAACGGGAATTACAGCAGGAAATATTCGACCATTTACAAATAAAGACCCAACCAATAATTCATATACAGGGTTTGGATTACCAAGACCACTTAAACAGTATAGAAAGGGTCGAGTAATTCCGAATAATATTAATGGTGTGTTTCCAACAGGAACTGGAGGACAAGTAGTTAAATCTTCATTGGGTGGTTCGTTAATAAAGCAGATGATAGATACGCCAGGAAATTACAATATTTTCCAAAATACGATAACAGAGACATCAAATATAAGTAATTTAAATAATGAATGTATTAATTGTAATGGAATTGGAGTTATTTCAGATTGGATGCCTATAACTAATTTAACAGAAAAACCCCAAGAAGTAACTCAAACCCAAAAATTGTGTTGTAACGCAGAGAAAAAAGCGACTGTTCGTTGTTTACCGACAAGTTCAAATATAAAAATAAACGGATATTCTCCAACGTGTTCATTGACAAATAATTATTTTTCGAATTTACAACAATATAGACAAAATAGGTGTCAAACGTATGACCAACGCGCATTTAATTTTATTTCAGTTGCGGATTCTCAATTAAATACATATAATGCGAAGTGTTCGCCGACATCAAATCAATTTACAAATGTAAGTAACGAGCCGTGTCCGTCAACAAATAGTCAGTGTAATGTAGTTGTTTATAAACAAAATAATCCCCAATTTGCGCAACAAGGTGGGGTAAAAAGCAGTTTACGAACATTTAAATTAGCAGTAGAAAACACAACGACATTTAAAATAGCGAAAACAACAAAAAGTGGTAAATGTTCTATTTTTTGTCCTATCCCACCACCGCCAATTATATGTGGAGACATAAATGTGTCAAGTATTGCGATTCAAGGAGAAGATAACACGTGGACATTAAACCAAAATACAACTATTGATAAGTGTCAAACATTAATAATTCCTATAGATAATACACTAATAATTAGTAGTGGAATTACCTTAACAAATAATGGAATCATTAATAACGCAGGAACTATTATAAATAATGAATAACTGTATAATACAACACTAATATAAAATATAATAAATTATAATTATATTTTATAAATGTCAACCCAGAATTATTGGACAATAAGTCAAGTTGAATTTTTACATAAACTTAAGGCTCAATGTTTAGAATATAGCGAATTTAATAGAAAACAAGTGAAAAAATACACAACAACAAATACCCATTTTAATATTCCTATTTTAGTATTATCTGGATTAAATTCATTTGTTGCGTTAGGTTTACAACCATTCGTCAAACAGGAATATATATCAATAATAAATTCAGTATTATCTCTTACTTGTGGAATATTATCGTCGACAGCGTTGTATATGAAATATAACGAAAAAATAAATACGTGTGTTTCGTGTTCTCATGACTTAAATGATTTACACGCGACAATCTTCAAAGAATTAAGTTTAGATGAAGATTCCAGGTCAATGGATGGAAAGGATTTTTGTAATAAAATGTTTGATGAATACACCAAAATAATGCAGAAACATCTTGTCCCCAAAAAACACATTCAAATGTTTTTATTAACTGATAAAGAAAAACAAAACAACGATGAACCAACACTACAACCCAAAATAAGTAGTTCTACAAATACTGAAGACTTATATGAATATACTAAAGAACCTCTAGAGAATGAAACGCCGCAGCATGAAACTGATAAGTATGAAAAAGATGATAATGAACCAGATGAGAATGAATTAAACGATATCGAAAAGGACCAACCACACGTAATAAGTGTTAACGAAAGCAAACAATCCGCAAATTTATTTTCGTTATTTGGTTCTTATGCTACTTAATTTTATTGAATGGATATGCCGATAAGAATGTGTTCGGTTTTTCAAAAATATTATTATATGGGATATTGTGTTTTTCGCACCAAAAAATACATTTTTGAATATTATTTTTTTTCAAAATGTCAAGTTTTTCGTTTTTATTTTTATTTTTAAGAAGGTTAATAATGTGGTGGATAATTTCGAGTTGTTGTTGTCCGATAATGATATTCATATCATCGATTTTATTAATAAAATAATATGGAAGTTCTGATGTAATTATGGAATGTATATTTTTAGTATCGCACTTATTTTCGCATATTTCGAGTAATTTATGATGGTAATCCTCGTTATATGTGAATTTTTTACAAACCAGGTATTTATCACAACTAAATATATTGCTTGTATTTGGTTTTATTATATAAACTTTTTTAAAGATATAGGTTAATATATATAAAATATCCAGAATGGGTTTATGATAAACATTCGATATTTTAATAATCGAAATGCCTTCATCATTTTGACATTTTAATATTAATAATAAGATGTCAATTAACCCGAAAATATAAGTATTGATATTTTTATATGATTCGTTGTCTAATTCACAGAAAATTAAATTATATTTTTGAAATGGAAAAATCGCGACTGTATTCTGTAAGTTTAAACACCCGGTATGTTTGTCATTTTTATCTGGGTTTAACAGTTGGATGCTGTCAATGACAGATAAAAAATTAGGACTTATTATTAATGAATTTATATTATGAAGACCGTCAAATATGTTTGAGATGCTTGATATTTCTAAAAAATCATAAAAAATCCCGGATTTTTGTTTTAATTTACTTATAGATAAATCAATTTCTGGAATTTTTGAAAAAATATATTCATAAGTATTAACTATTTTTGAAATGGTATCGTAAGTATTATTGTGTTCGACTAAACAAATGTTTATTAATTGTTTAATTGCTTTATTGTAATAATTATGTGTGCTGTATGATGCGTAAATTGGTATTTTTTCAATTTTAAATGAGGCGCTTAACTCACATTTATTAAAATTTTTAGGCAATATATAATAACTCATAATGTTAATATTATAGTAATTATGTATTTTTTAAGTCTTGGAAATGTATGTATAATATTAAGTTTAAAGTTTTAAGGTATTTTTTGCTTTAGTTTTTGGTTCATTGGGTTGTTTTGGTTCCTTGGGTTGTTTTGGTTCCTTGGGTTGTTTTAGTTCCTTGGGTTGTTTTGGTTCCGTTGGTTCTGTTACGACTCGTTGTTTTCTAGTTTTGTTTTTAGGTAAGGTTTCGTCATTAGGTTCTTTTATAACTCGTTGTTTTCTGGTTTTTTTGTTAATGATTGTTTCCTGAGGTTCAGGTATAAATTCTTCGACAGGAGGTTCAGGTATAAATTCTTCGACAGGAGGTTCAGGTAAACCAATCGGTTGTTGTGACTGAACAATTTCGTCTTCGTCGATTGCTTCGGTTGCTGGAGTTAAAAGTAATTTGGTATTTAATTTTTTAATTTTAGGTTTTAATATTTTAACTTCTTCTGTTGCGATTTGTATTGCGTTTTTTGTTTCCTTGATATCGGTAGTATCAATATACCCGTCTAAATCGAGTTGAACATTTTCAACATTAACATTACCTATTTTTTTATAGATAAAATATCTATTTAAAAAGGAGATTCTTTTTTCGAATGCGTTCATTTTTAATGCGTCTCCGTATTCATTTTCCAACTTTTTATTTTTTTTAACGTCATCAATCATATTTAAATACAGTTCGCTAAATGAACCACTTCCTTCAGGAAATCCTAATTCTTGTGCTTCAATTCTGTCAATTAATCTAAATCCATAATTTATCATAACCCGATTTAAATATTCGTGATTGACTAAATACTCAGGAATTAATTGATTAATTGATTCCTGATATACGTCAATTCTATTTCCAATAGAACTTATGTTATCTTCAAATGTGGTTGATGTGTATCCCTTTACGATTTCTAAAATTTTTTTACCGTCGTCTAAGATTTGAATACTTTCGCCTTGGGATTTATTTTTTAAAGTATTAAATATGAGTTCACCGTCATAACACGCGCCAATAAAATAACCGCCTGTTTTGGTACATTCGGATACATTTTTTAAGAATCCTTTAAATGTATCAATGCTTTCGAAAAAGTAGTGTAATGCGAATTGACATGAGGCAACTTGAAACCCCTCTTGTCCTTTTCCGAATTGTCTAAATACGCCTTTGCCTAATGTATTCTCATCTTTTACCCCCATACCAAAAACTGCCTTGGTTATTTGTTTTGCTTTATCGTTTAACATCGCGTCTCCATTTTTAATATTGTTCGCGCTATTTCCATTAACAAATAAAGCATATGGCATATCTTTAATTTTTTTGCGGTTATTTAAATATCTAGCACAAGCACCATCTAATTTATTTTCTAGATTGTCTTTTGATATATCAATACCAAAAACAAATGATAATTTAGCGCTAATCCACTTTGATAAATCTCCTGCTTTTCCACAGGCAAAATCAATTAAAGTGTCTCCTTTTTTAGAAACAGCAGTTATTAATGTTTTTTTTACGTATAAATTATGAAAATCTCTTAATGACCTTGTTTTGGAAACACCCACAACACTATTATAATATACGTCGTCATTTACAAACATGTTTGGAATATTTAGACCGGTACATATCATATCTTCAGTAATTGGGTTATTTATGGTTTGCCAATTACTGTTGGCAACGTGATACGCATTACCAAAATTTGAATTATGTTGTAAGAAGTCGGCAGTTTTATCGTATCTTACACGTAACGGAACCCATCTCCATCCTGGTTCTTTATTTAAATCGTATCTAAACTCCACAATCATATTATCTGTAATTAGGTCATTTTCTTCAGAAATCATTTCTTTTGTATTATTAAACGGTTTTAACATAATATTACAAAGACCCGCAGTTGGGTCATATGGATTGGTTGGGTAAAATTGAACGGGTTCTGCTTTATAGTCCGATTTATTATTAGTATTGTCTTCTTCGATATTTAAATATTCTGAAACGTTATCATCAATTACGTCTTGACATGGATTCATATACCCGTGTTTTTTTTTAATAAAAGTGCACATTAATACAATTTTTTTATATTCTGAAAGTTGAGTGTTTGCTGTTGTATTAAGTCCATCTTCATAAATAGGAGTAATTAAATCGTTACCGTTAGTTGCTTTTACAGTGCTAACTAAGAAATCAATAGTATTGTATTCAGGAGGTTTCCATTTAAATGAATGTTCCCATGTATTTCTTGTTAGTGGACCTGCTTTTCCAATTTTATCTGAACCGACACCCATAAAGGCGGGCGTAAATATCAAACCGTCGGTATTATATTCAAATAGGTTATTTTTACATTTGGTTATAACTTCATTACACGCCTCGAAAATATTATTTTTTTCTGGATTACTTGGATAAAACTTTTTAGCAGATATTCGAATAGGAGACATATTATTTTTTTCTGGATTTTCAACGGATACGGGAGTTAATTTTGTTATTAAGTTTTTTAATAATGGGTATCTACATTTAGAAAAGTCTTTTTCGAGACTTCCAGGCATAAATGAATATGGTCTAACATCATTTTTGTTAATGTAATAAATATCGAACGCCGCAAATAAGTTTATAAATTCCCCGTTTGAATCAGTTAAAATGAGTTCTCCATCGAGTAAAGAATTAAAATATTCTTTAATTTTGGTAATTGCTCCAGTAAATATAACGTTCATATTTGTATTTATTAAATAAATACGTCCATTAGAATTAATGAATAATAAATGTCTATCTCCGTCGGCCTTTTCAGTAACTGTATAATTATTTCTAATATTTGGAATGTTCGAGTTTTCAAGTAATTCGGCAACATTCATCATTTGTAAAGTATACGAAGAAGGACCAATAAAATCACTATTATAAATTCTTTTGTCTGGGTTATAATTAGATTTATGAAGAACTACCATATATGATTTAAGAACTTCGTTTTGTTCAGGATAAGAAACCGGATAATTTGTGTGCTGTAATCCAGATAAAATGATTTTAATGACGTTTCTCAATTCAGTTAAAATAAATGTATCGTTATTAAATTTTGTGTCTGGTCCAACTGCTTCGTTATTTACTTCTAATTCAATCTCGTATGAAGATGGGTTCGTAAATACCCCGGATTCATCTGCTGTGTTAAATAATTTAAATACCTTTCCTTCTTTTAATGAATTCTTTACGATACTAATATCAACTAAAATCGGATAATCTGGATGTTGAAACGTAACTCTATTAATGTATCGAAACGTTTTTTTCGTTTTTTTCCAATTTTTAATGATATATTTATTTACGCCATTAAGACCATTCGTAACTGTTTCATTTTGTAATGAAACTCTAAAGTTAAAATCATCCATATTTACAGGTCGTAATATTTCGCCATTTTTATCTTTAACAAAAGATTTTTTGGTAAATTTTACGCTACTTAAATTAGTGTTTATGATTTTTTCGATATCGTTGTTTTTACAATAATCTTCAATATTATGACTTCCTTCAATTTCTGCTCTTATATTTGGAGACATCTTAAAATTTCCGGTTTTTGCGTCTAAATATTCAGTTTGAATGCGTAAACTATTATAACCCAAATCGGATTTTGTAGTAAATCCTCGATGTTTTAACATTTGAATTACATCATCATAGTCTATTTTGCTGAGGGGTTTTATTCCGCGGGTTCCAAACCTTACTTCTAATTCTGGACTCATTAAACCATTACTGGTATAAGGTTTTAAATTATAATATTGTTTTACCATATTTTCAAATTGAACTGGCAGAGGTAATACCTTTGCGTTATTTGGTTTTCTAGAAATAAATTCAGTGTCGGCATCTTGAAGTAAATCTGCGGGTGGTTCATTAAACTTAGATTTCCCCATATCTTCAAATGAAGTATTTATGTTTTTTTTATTATTCATCATTATATATATTATAATACATATTTTTATATTGTTATTCAATTTTTTATAATGACTTAATTATTAACTCGTATAAATCCTTTTTTAGTTTATTTTTATTTGTCTCGGTTTTTGTATCAATTGCTAATTTATTACAGATATCAATTAAATCTTGGTGTTTATAATAAGAAATTGACCTTAAAGGGTTGTTAATGTTATCAACCTTAAATAAGGTTGATTTATAATGTGTTATTTTGTCTATACAAAACCCTTCATATCCATATTTTGTAAGTTTATCTAAAAAATGAATAATATGGGTATTTCCCTGAGGGTCTGTATTAATTAACTCGTAATATTTTTTATTATGAATGTATATGATATTAATGTTTTCAATAACACATAATGTTAAAAAAGTATTAATATCTATTTTGTTTTCATTAACTAATTGATTTTCTATGTGTGTAATAGACGCAAATTTATATTTTTTTAAAAGTGGTTTATTTTTACGCAATTTATCAACATATTCTATTTTAAGATTTTTTTCTAAGGTGAACGTAATATTTTCATTAGAAAAATCTTTATTTATAATTTTATAAAAACAAACAAATAATGAATCCGTTTGTTTTGGTATAAAAAAACTTGGGTCTTCTATTTTAGTAGGCAATTTAATTTGAGTTTTAAATACAGACTGTGTCGGTTTCACCATTTTTTTATGTTCAGTTAATAATCTATTACTTAATGAATTTACGATGGTTTTACTGGTTAACATAAAATCATGTAAATCAAATAATACATTATTATAATTTATTGGTTGACACGCAATTGGTTGAGCACTGCTACGCTTATGTTGTTGCTTATAATGTGGTCTGTTATACATATTAATATTTATTATTTTATTTCTTTATTATCTTTTGTAAAGTATATATTTTTAAAGGTTTCTTTTTGTTTTTCAACTTGGTGTAATGTTATTTCTTGTGTGTTGACATAATTAATATAATTTTGTAAGTCGTCAATTATTTCTTTTTTTAATTCGCTCAAATTTATATGAACACCGTATCTATTTTCATTTAAAGTAATGGAATGTTTGTGTAAAATACGCAAAATTTCAATCTGGTTAAATTTATTCATTGATTCGATTACTTCTCTAATAAAATTAAGTTCTCCTTCAGTATAATCTGTTTCGTTAATATTCATATTATATTTAATGTTTCTAATGTTTTTATATTATTATAACTATAACTAAAATAAACTACGTTATATTTTTTGTTGAACTAATTCGGCAATTACCGAAATACACTTATCATTTAATTCAAACCGTTGACCGATAATTCTTGCGTTAAATTTGGTTCCCTCAGAAATATTTGAAAATTGAGAAACATTATAATGATGGTCTCGCGCAATAAATACAACAATAGGCGACGGTAATTCGTCCGCACTATCTGCCTTAATTCCTGCTTTAGTAATATTTGTAGCAACGCACGATATTATGGTTCCCTCGACAGGAAAACATACTTCACATTCAAAAACAACCTCAAATGAAATATTATTCCCTCGTTCGATTAGTCCGCTGGAGTATGATACAACCTTTGCCGAACCTCTTTTAATGTATCCCTCAACTAAACATATGCCCTCATAATTAGAAGTGATTACATTTTCAATTGTTTGATTAATATTTTTGCCGATATTTGTTATTGGCAAAACTACATTCCTGGTAATTAAACATCTCGAATACACGTTTAATATTTTCTGCTCTCTTCTTTTACTTTTGGTTTGTGTTGATTTCATTCTTATAATTTATATACATATAATCTTTTAACTTAAATTAATTTCAATTTTATATTTTATTAAAGGTCGCAATATTCGAATCTAAAAACCATATTTTGTTATCCTTCTTATTTTTATTTAAAATTCTCAATAGTATTTCTTCAATTATACATAAATCAACCTGAACTAATTTTTTAGTATTTTCTTTATGAAGCCAATCAGAACCAACGATTTCATTTAATAGTTTAATAGTTTTTGCTTTACCTGCTTCATCACATCTAGCACCGCTATTTCGATTAACGGTTGTATCCTTTGTTTTAAAAACCTTATATTTGTTTTTATTATCAGTGCTTATAAACCCAATTATTTTATTAAGTTTATTTTTATTTATTGTCCATTTATTTTTTATCTCGCTATTAAGTAATATTTCGTTTTTCTCTTCAGGTTCAACCTCATTCCAGGTATTATCGATAGTATTCAATATTAAAATACTTTCGGTACCAGGGGTGTTTTCATTACATAGTAAAAGACACGTCATTGATTGTTGGCGAATTGTGATAGTAATACTATTTTTGATGAAATATTCTTTTACCAAATATTCGAAACTTCCGTCTTCTATAACAGTTAAAGAATATATATAATTTAATACGTGTAATGTTTCATTAAATAATAATATGTCGCAGATGTGTTCAACCAACATTTCAATTAAATCATCATACGTGATATTTTGTTGCTTATTTAAAGCAACCATAATTTTTCCGTAATGTTTATACCAGTTATCATCACCTCTTTGAATAGCATACTCTGTTTTTGTGGGGTATTCTGATTTTGTAGCATATTCTGTTTTTTCTTGGTTTAACTGTTCTTTATCTCTAAATTCTAGCGCTAAATTAAAATTAATACGTGATTCATTTAATATATTTTTGGCATATTGATGAATATCTGGAATATTTCCGGTCTCTTCGATTGCGTCTTTGTTTTTGGAAACATCCTTGTTGATTTCAAAATTTATAAAGGAATGTTTAAAATCGATTGGGACACTTCTGTCAAAGATAGAAATGTTTTCATAATTAAGTTCATTGGGTTGAAATAAATAATATTCTCCGATATTTATTAGGTGTCCAACTCTACCGTATTTATCCAAAATGGGTTCGTGGTTATTTTCGACTAATTGAGTTAAGGCGTAGTATATTTGGTCTAATGGGTATTTTTTCGGAATATTAATTAATTGTAATAACTGTTGTTTTTTATAAAAGAACCCTTCTTTCATAAGTGATTTTATTTTTTGGATTATTCTTTCAGTATTTGTAATAATATAACTTTCATTATAAGTATCTTTATTTAAATTATCTTGGTCGATTTGTTTGTTGGGTCGACACTTATATTCGCAATTTTCCATATAATCACACGCCGCAGAATATGGCGCATCGCCTATTTTAAAATCGTCTATAACAAGACCATTAGATAATAATTGTGTAATATTTATGTCTACATTTTTTGAAAAGATTTCTTGGGTAAAATTCGTTTGGTCATGATTAATAATACAATCAACCGAAACTTCTTTTAATATTCTACTTACGCGTCCAATTTGAACGGATTTAACTTCGGCAACTCTATAAACATAAAGGTCGGCAGATTCTTCTTCTTTATTTTCGAGTAAAGTCGCATACATAAAAATCTGAACGTTTCTTTTCTCAAATGGTAAATCTTTATGACTAAAATTACGAACTGCTCTTCCAATAATTTGTTCGATTCGATTCATATTATACCATGGTTCCAAAATATGAACTTGACGAATAAATTTTAAATCAATGCCTTCAGAACCAGATTTAGATATTAAAATGACCTTAATTTGATTTCCGTCTTTATTATTTTCATTAGTTACCATTTTAACATATGAGTCATTGTTTGGTGAAAGTGCTCAGTCGCCTGTTATCATAATATACCTTGCCGGCATAAAATCAGTCTGATTTTGTTGTTTAGGTCTCATTGTTCTTACATCAATAGGAGTGGTTTTTCGTTCTTTAAATAGTTGATTTGATTTATTGGATGCTGTTGAGAACCGAGTAAATCCCATTTCTTCTAAAGCAAGTGCTAAAGGAATTAATCCTCCATAAATATATTGGGAATAAACTAAGATTATGCCGTCGGATACAATTATATTATTATCTTGTGTAGAATAAATAGAATCTAAAATATTTTTTATTTTGTAACTATATTTACCAATTTGGTCACTCGCAAAAATACGCCCGTATTTCTTTTCAATTTCGGGTTTATATTCAAAATTACCTTTAAATGGTGGCGTAATAGTATTTGTAAATTTAAATACTCGTTCTAAACCGGTTCTTCCCGTTAAAATATTTGGGTTTATATAAATATCATTATCTGTTTTGTTGTATTTATTTGCTCCGGCAGTTTGTTCTCTTGGAGATGACATTGGATTAGTAAGTAAGTTAATGGTTTCTAAACCGTCATACGGATAAACAATAATAAGCGATTCTAACGGTTTTTGTAATATGGTGTAACCGAAGGACTCCATATTTTCAAATGCGGATACTTGTTTTTTGCCGTCATTAGTAGATACCATTACGTTTTTTGAATTTTTTAAATAATTAATAATATAGTTATATCCATAAGATTGATATTCTCCGATATTTGATAAATACACGTTAATTATTTTTAGATGGTCTTCCGGTAAAATAGGTTTTTCATTCATTTGATATTTGGGGTAAACATTATTGGGGTTTTTAAATGTATTTTCTATAGCAAATATGTCTGGATATACTCTATACGGAAAAGTGTATGGATTTTCACCACGAACAAATGATATATATCCCGTTGCTTTTCTTATTAATATTTCCTCTCCATTAGGTGTTAAATTCCCGTTTTTATCGAAAACGTCTTTTAGTTCAAACGTGCTTCGGTTATCATTCATATTCATTAAATTTAATAACCATACGATTTCTTTATAACTATTATACATTGGAGTCGCAGATAATAAAAGCAATCTTAAATTGTCTGCGTATTTAACAAGAAGTTCTAAATTAATAGCAACCTTTTTATTTTCGTTATCTTCCGTCATACGAATATTATGGATTTCATCGATAATAATTAATCTATTGTTAAATTCTTTTTTTAAATTACGAATCATGATTTTATTTTTATCTACTGCGTTTTTATAGTTTGTATCATCCACTCCGGAAGTTTTAATGATATAATTGGCAAATTGACCGTATCCTAAAAATAAATATGAGTTATTGATAAGTATGTTAATTTGTGATATGATTTGTTGTCGAGTTAAACCAGACATATTCGTTGGGTTTATTTCTTTCAGTAATTTGTTTCCGACACAACCGGTAATGTTCCATATTCCATTAGTTTTTTTTAGTTTTCTTTCATCGAATATTTGTAATTTAAAATTATCTTGGACATTTTCAGAAGCAACGATAATAATTCTTTTGGAAATACCGGTTTGTTTTAAATAATCTCGCATTTCTTCGGAAACCCCAATTGCCGAACACGTTTTTCCACTTCCTAATCCGTGATATAATAATAAACTATTATATGGGGTTTGAAAAGAAAGAAAATTTCTTACAAATGCTTGATGGGGGGATAATTCAAACTCGGCATTACTTAATAAATCAGATTGTGCTTTAATGTCTGTATAAATAGTTCCATCATATTTGGTATCATTGAATTCCTTTTTTAGCGCGATTTTTATATTAAAATTCGGGTCGTTTAAATTTGGGTATAATGTGTTGTTAGTATTAGGAACGTCATTTTCAAGATAATCATGTTCTGAGATTTCTTTTTGTAGTAATTTGTTATTACTTTCATATGTATTTTCATTATTTTTAAACATCTAATATTATATACTAATAATATAATCTATATTCTTCTAATAATTTATTAATATTTAATATTAGTTGTTTTTTTTCTAAATTATATGGTCTTATGGATTCAATACATTCGTCAATTGTTTTCCATTCCATTTTGCTTACTTCTGCTTCTTGGTAATTTAATAGATTATCGTCCCCATCATTATTTATGTATGCCAAAAAATATTTATGTTTATATGATTTATAGTTTGTCCCTATAAATGTTTCTTCAAACGGCATAATATTTTCAATAATATGAATATGTTCTTTTAATATTCCGGTCTCTTCTTCGAATTCTCTAAGCGCACAATCCAAATCTTTTTCTTGATAATTGCGTCTTCCCTTTGGAAATTCCCATTCGGTTTCGGTCCAATTAGTTGAACTATTTTGTATGAAATAATCCAGGGTTATATTAGTGGTATTAAATAAAAATCCGTTTTTGATAATATCGAATTTTTTACCAGAAAGGATTTCTTCATTGCGATATTGCGTATTTAAAATTTCCCCCCACATAAGTTTCCATAATTGGTCAAATGTTGAAGTTAATATTCTGGACTTTTCTTGTGTTGACATTTCGTTAACAATATTTTGAACGTGTTCGACATTATAAGGTGAATATTTCCCTCTAACAAAATCAATATATCCAAAAGTATCTTTTCTGCGTATCATTAAAAACTGGGTTCCCTTCTTGCTTCTCCTAAACAATATTATACCATAACTAGTTATGGGTAATCTACAATTATGGAATAAATGACCGTTTTTATTACAATTATTACAGAGAGTATTCATTTGTTAGTTATATGTTAAAATGTAAATCTTTTTATATTATTTTATGTAAATGGAACTAAATCCTGGTGTTTGGGGTAAATGGTATTGGGGGTTCTTACATACAATATCAATCACTTATCCAAATCATCCAAACGCAATTACAAAAAAAAAATATTATGAATTAATAAATAATTTTCCGTTATTTATACCGTGTGAGAAAATATCGACTGAGTTTAGTAAATTAATTAGTAATTATCCGGTAGCTCCTTATTTGGATAACCGTGATTCATTTATTAGATGGATGCATTTTATTCATAATAAAGTAAATGAAAAACTGGAAAAACCGATAATTCCGTTAAATGAATTTTATATAAATTATTACGATAAATATAAACCAACGGGAATAAAATTTGCGGAGTTTAATAAAATAAAACAGAAAGTGGTTTATATTTTTATAATTATAGGCATTGTATTTAGTATTTATTATTTTTACGATAAATAAATATTGCGTAATTATATATGGAAGATAAAACATTAGGTGGTAAAGCAATCGGCGCTGGTGGATTTGGTTGTGTCTTTTATCCGGCATTAAAATGCGAAAACACAACAAAAAGAAGTAAAAATAAAATATCAAAATTATTAGATATTAGACATGCGAATGAAGAATATGAAGAAATTAAATTAATAACGCCTTTTTTAAAAAATATACCTAATTATTCGGACTTTTTTCTTATCGATGATATAGAATTATGTAAACCGCATAATATACAAAGTAAAGACCTAATTGGCGTTAATGAGAAATGTAACGATATTATTGAATCTATAACAAAATCAAAAGAATCTTCGTCTAATGTAGATAAAGCAGAAACGTTAAATAAAGAATTATATAAATATAAAATTATAAATATGAAATATGGAGGAATCACCATACGTAAATATGTAGATAAATATATAATATCAGACACAACTATTATGTTATTAAATTCATTAAGTAATTTATTATTAAATGGAATTATACCTATGAATAAATTAGAGATTTATCACGGAGATATTAAAGAATCAAACGTATTGGTTAATGTAAAAGAAACGGCATTGAACCCAAGATTAATTGATTGGGGATTAACGATAATATATTCTGTTCCTACAAGTGTCCCAATCAGATGGACTAATAGACCATTACAGTTTAATGTTCCGTTTTCAAATATAATGTTTTCGAATATGTTTCAACAAGATTTAAATAAGTTTATGAATGAAAAACCAATTAATAAATCATTAGTAAATTGCGAAGAATTTATGAAAAATTATTTGGAAAAAACAATAAAACGACGACCTGGTCATTATTCGTATATTCAATATATATTTTATATCCTATTTGACTCAAAATCCGAATATGAAAATATAATTATAAATTATAACGCTAGCATTATATTTTTATATTTAGCAGACACACAAAAATATAAGAACCAGAACCACTGGTTAATAGACTATTTAAAATACCAACAAAAATTTAATAACAAGTGGTTAATAGAGTATTTAAATACTATATACAAACATAATCTTGATATATGGGGCTTTGTTATGATATATCTTCCTTTTTTAGAGATGGTTCATCCACTAATATATAAATATAGTCAACAACTTACGCCTTATATGTTATCGTGCGTCAAAGAAATACGCGACCAATTTAAATATATATTTGTCACTCATTTATACAATACATCAACAACACAAATTAACGTTAACACCTTACTGGATGATTTATACCAAATAAATGAGTTATTTAGTAAATTAATTGAATCGGGGTTTAATCCAAATAATATAATAAAATTACGCCAACCTAAATTATACACTCCTGTTACTACTTCACTACTGGATACTAGTTCACGAATAACATCACATAAAACTAAAAAACTAAAATCAAATAAAAGTAAACTTTCCAATAAGAGTAGAAGGTTAAGTAAAATTACGCATCGCACTATACATAAAAGTAAAAAGACAAAATCAAAATCATCCAAAAAATAAATAATGTTATAGTATAATGAGATTTGAAATATTTATATTTGGGATTACTTCTTTTTTAATTTATAATACATTTCATGATGGCAAATATACAAAAATGATGATGACTTGGAAAAAGTATTACCAGATGGCATTTTTTGCCGTTATTGGTATTGGTATTTATGTATTGATGAAAAGAAATCCAACCCAGGGTAAAAATATGTTAGTTTGTGCGAATAATATGATAAAATATATGCCGATAAATAAATCATCGATGGATTTATTTTCACCAATAATTGATTTAACCTCAAATTACCAACCAAACGGTCAAACAGGAGGAGGAGAACAGCGAATATTAAATTCTGGAAAAATGACGACAAAACGATGTGTAAGTGAAACAAAAAAAAAGTATGTTGCCTCAAATCAAAATTGGAAATGCGGAGAATGTAATTCTCAATTAAACGCGTGGTTCGAGGTAGACCACAAAATTAGATTAGAACACGGGGGAGGTAATGATGTAAATAATTTAATTGCTTTATGTAGAGAATGTCACGGAAAAAAAACATCAATGGAAAATATGTAAAAAATAATATTTAATTTATGGGTATTATTATATGGATAATAACCCAAAAATAGATATAAAATTAATGTTTCGCCCGCTTTTAATAATATTTGGATTTATTTGTTTGTTGTTATTTTGTATATATTTAATACAATATTATTATAATTCGGTAAATTATGGGGTTGTGTTTATTTTAACTATAATCTTAAGTGTGTGTATATTGTTTATAGTTTACAGATTACTTAAACTGTTCGGATTTTTCGATTTATTAAAACGTGCCGGAAGAGAAGACTCCGAAACAGTGATATATTTAAAAAATCGTATTTATGAAATACGACGTTTTATGACTCACGAATATTATAGAACATCGCGAGTTTCAATAATAATACTAATAATTATAAGCACAATAATTACGTTGTATTTTGTTATACCTGTTTTAATTCAAAAGATTAGCATACAAGGAGGAAAACAATTTATAACAGAAACGATTGATACAAACATAAGTCGGGTTATCTCATCATATGAACAATTAAATGGGTCTCCGTCATTCGAATACCAGTATGGGATTTCATTTTGGTTTTTTATTCATTCTTTTCCTCCAAGCACAAATTCAAATTATAATAAATTCACATCAATACTTAATTATGGTAATAAACCAAACATATTATATAATCCAACTACTAATACATTAATGATAACAACAGAACAAAAAGGATTACAAGAACTTAACAACACGGTGTTAGATTTCGACGATACAGGAAATAGAATTATTTATAGACAAAATAATATATTATTACAAAAATGGAATAATATGACAATCAATTATACTAATGGAACTTTAGATGTATTTTTAAACGGAAAATTAGTTAAATCCGCGATAGAAGTAGTTCCGTATATGACACTAGACAACTTAGTTGTAGGAAGTGATCGGGGTATTAGTGGTGGAATTTGTAATCTCGTGTATTTTAAAAAACCATTAAATGCGATTAGTATTTCATATTTATATAATATGGTTAAAGACAAATCTCCGCCTATAAATTAAATATTAATAGTTATAGATAAATTCTAAATATATAATATATGAACGCTCAAAGTATTATTTTAACGGTTATAATTATAGTATTACTTATTTTGTTATTTAGATACTTAATTAAGGATGTAAACACATTACAAAGCGGGATGGTTAGTGGACAAACCCCGTCCATAATTAGTCCGTCGAGTTTGACAACAAGTAATAATTCGAATAACTTTGCGTATTCAATTTGGTTTTATGTAAATGATTGGAATTATAGGTATGGAGAACCCAAAGTTATTTTTGGAAGAATGGGGAGTGTAAGCACAAGCGGAGAAGGTTCAATCGATACAATAAACGGACTAGACCCGTGTCCAGCAGTTGTTTTAGGCGCGGTTGAGAATAACCTATCTGTTGCGGTTGGATGTTATCCAGGACTAGATACCGTTCCTACATCTACCAATGGTAAATCGGTGGTTCATACGTGTAACATAGCAAATGTCCCAATACAAAAATGGGTCAATTTGGTTGTAAGTGTTTATGGACGTACCCTTGATTTATATATTGATGGAAAATTGGTTCGAACATGTATTATGCCTGGAATAGCAATGATAAATACTAATTCTAGCATTTATGTGACACCTAAAGGAGGATTTAATGGATGGACTTCTAAATTTCAGTATTGGTCTAACGCATTAAATCCGCAAGAAGTGTGGAATAATTATGTAAAAGGTTACGGTAATACTATGTTAGGAAACCTATTCGGAAATTATAAGGTAAGTATATCAGTAGTTGAAAATGGAGTTACCCAAAGTAATACAATGTTTTAATAATAATTTTAGTCTTTTTTTATACATTATAATATATAATGAATAGTCTAAATATATCACCATTTAATAGATTTTCGGCAAATATAATAAATTATGGAGATACTGATTTTTTGAGTTCCACAACTTTAGTTGCTCGAGTATCGTTTTTATTGCTAGTGTTGTTTATATTTATTATTTTATTACGTTTAGGAATATCATTTTTAGGGTGGTTATTATCACCAGCAAAATCGCCTAAATTAATTAATGGAATGATTGATGCTAAAAATATGATTATGTTTCCACAAGATCCAAGTTCATCAAATGCGGTTCCAATAAATAGGTCGATTAACGCAACTAATGGCGTTGAGTTTACGTGGTCTACATGGATATTTATCGATAATTTGCAATATTTATCTGGACAATATAGACATATATTTCATAAAGGAAACGACCAACTTACGAATACGGGTCTTAACTTTCCAAATAACGCGCCAGGGTTATATATTTCTCCGGATACAAATGCTTTAGTTGTAATTATGAATACTTTTAATGATATAAATCAAGAAGTCGTTATACCAAATATACCATTAAATAAATGGATGAATGTAATTATAAGATGTCAAAATAATAAATTGGATATTTATATTAATGGCACAATTACAAAAAGTGTTCAGTTAAATGGAGTTCCAAAACAAAATTATGGTGATGTATTTGTTGCTATGAATGGCGGGTTTGATGGTTATATTTCTAATTTATGGTATTATGATTATGCCCTAGGAACAACTGCTATTTCAAATTTAGTTAATTCAGGACCAAATTTAAAAATGTATGGTTCTAATTCTTTCACAAATAAAATGAGTAAATATTTATCATTAAGATGGTATTTTACGGGAACAGAAGATGCCTACAATCCTTAATTTTATTGGCGTGGTTATAAATAAATATAAATAAATAAAATATATTTATTTATATTATAATGAATACTAAAGAACCAACCAGTTTTTTTTATAGATTTCTTAATACATTTGTAAACTTAATATCTCCTAAACCATCACCAAATAATTATATACCTTATGATAATATTGATGAATCAATCTCAAGAGTTGTTGACCAATTTATGGAAGAATCTAAAGAACAAGTTGTTGACAATATTATAGAAGAATCTGAAGAAAAAGTTGTTGACAATTTTATAGAAGAAACTAAGGAAAAAGTTGTTGACAATTTTATAGAAGAAACTAAAGAAAAAGTTGTTGACAATATTATTGAAGAAACTGAAGAAAAAGTTGTTGACAATTTTATAGAAGAAACTAAAGAAAAAGTTGTTGACAATTTTATAGAAGAAACTAAAGAAAAAGTTGTTGACAATTTTATAGAAGAAACTAAAGAAAAAGTTGTTGACAATTATTTCAAAGAAACTGAAGAAAAAGTTGTTGACAATATTATAAAAGAATCTGAAGAAAAAGTTGTTGACAATTTTATGGAAGAATCTGAAGAAGAAGTTGGTGACAATTATTTTAAAGAAACTATAGAAAAAGTTGTTGACAATTTTATGGAAGAATCTGAAGAAGAAGTTGGTGACAATTATTTTAAAGAAACTATAGAAAAAGTTATTGACAATATTATAGAAGAATCTGAAGAAGAAGTTGTTGACAATTATTTCAAAGAAACTAAAGAAAAAGTTGTTGACAATTTTATAGAAGAATCTAACAAAGAAGTTGTTGACAATTATTTCAAAGAAACTAAAGAAAAAGTTGTTGACAATTTTATTGAAGAAACTAAAGAAAAAGTTGTTGACAATTTTATTGAAGAATCTGAAGAAGAAGTTGTTGACAATTTTATTGAAGAATCTGAAGAAGAAGTTGTTGACAATATTATAGAAGAATCTGAAGAAGAAGTTGTTGACAATATTATAGCAGAATCTAAAGAAGAAGTTGTTGACAATTTTATAGAAGAAACTGAAGAAGAAGTTGTTGACAATATTATAGCAGAATCAAAGAAAGAATATGATTATAATGATGAAATATTCGAGGATTGCGTTGAATCAACCGATATTAATGATATTGAGTTTGATAATATTATAGATAAATTAAACCAAGACATTATTTCAGAAATGTATAATAATTCAGAACCTAAAACCAATTTTTGTTTTGATTTCCCAGAATGTAATACGGTTTAAACCCTTAAATTCGGGTTAACACAAACATCATTTGTTGGGAATATTTCTCCAGACATACAGGTATCGTTAACCCCAACTTCTGCACAACTACGAAACCCGCGGTCTTCGCCGATATAACACCATCCTGCTTTTCCAAGTTGAATACTGCTTGTAGAATCATCTGCTTGGTAATCTTCTCCACCGGATTGTTGTCTTTGGGATGTAGTATTATTTAATGCCTGGTTTAATGTGTTATGTTGTGTTATATCAGGATGTGAATTATTTTGGGTTTGTCCCGATTGGTTAACTTGTGTGGTGTTTTCAATAGAGTTAAGACTTGTATTAATGACGTCAGTCGTAGCGTTAACAACTGATTGGGTGCCTTTAGCAGATACATTTATTGTTTGTAATGTGGTTATACCTAATAAATAACCGAGTCTTTCAACTACAGGTTTAAAAATTTCGCTTATTGTTTGTGTTCCTTTTGCTAAATAAACAAAAATATTAAATCCTAAGAATGACAAAACAAAAAAGATAATAATCCAAGTAGTAAACTTAACCTCTTTAATTCCTTCAAAAAAAGAAGAAGGAGATGAATCGCTTGAAAACACGGTTTTGAATTCAGGTTGGGATATACTAAAAGTATTGTTACTCATTATAATAAAAATAAATATATTAAAATACAGGATAAAACTTTAATTGAATGTCAACAAATATAAAAATTGGTTTAAATCACCTAAAATTTCATCGCGGATATTTAATAGGTCGGTATTTGACATTTTAATTATAAATTTATTATCTGTTAAATTAACCAAATATACCTTAAAACCATCAATTTGTTTTTTTAATTGTTCTTTTGAAGACAAATCAATCAAAGATATAGTTGGTTTTTTTAATAAATTAGTTCGTGTTTCAGTTTTACCGAATAATACCTCCATAAACTTGTCTATATTTTCGTTGAGTTTACTGTATAATTCGTCGGTTGCTTTATGTTGTGCGTAACTTTGTGTTTTCCAATGGTATAATTTAACCATAATTAACATTTCTAAAAATTTACACGTAATTTCTGATTGAAACTGGTTACTTGTAAGATTTTTTCTGGTATATCTTTTTCTGGTGTTTGTCTTCATATATTATATATTATATATATATTATACTAAATTATAATCTGGGTATAAATGATTCACCGAATGAGTTCATTTTGTCTAGTTTTTCAATTGTTTTTTCTAAATTAGAATTTGTGACATGTGTAAATAAATAATCGGTTCCTGGTGATTTTTCGTTTTTTTTAATTTGTTTATAAATGGTATCTATTTTTTTAGTAACGTTTAATATTACGTCTTTTTGTTTTTCGCTTACTATTTCTTCATTTAAATTTATATTTTCGGTTAGAATAGATACTACGAAATATAATATATATTTGCGTTTTTTACAACACGTATTTGAATATTTAAGAGTGAATAGGTTTAATAAACTGTTTACTATTTTTTTAACTAAGTTGTTTTGGTTGTCAACGTGTTTGAAGAAAACATCCCAAATAATCCATATAATATCCATTTGGTCTTTAGGATTAACTTTAATGTGTGTTCTTCTTTCACATTTAAATTTTTCCTTTTTGAGTTTACATATATGTTCGAATTCCAGGATCCATTCAATCCAATAACACGAATTAACGTTATTGGTAACCCCAATTGATAAATTGTAAGACAATTCGTTAATGGCAATAATGATTTCTTTTGGGTCATCAGGTAAGATAATATTTTCAATATAAGTAAGGGATGGCGCATTAAATCTTTCGGTCATATATGTTAAATCAAAATCTTCTTTTTTGATTTTGATTTCGTTAAAACTGTGTTTTCGTTTAGAGTCGCATAAGACACATATTACTTCACTGAATAATTTTCGGATATTTTCATTGTTTCTCATTTTAAGTTCGTTGTTGACATACCCGTTGGACAAAATTTTTTTAAAGTTATTTATTCTTAAATCTAAATATATGGATAGTTTTGAGTTACCGATATGTATATTTTTACAGTAAAAGTATAAAAGTATGTCCCATAATTCACAAAAATGACCGGAACAAATCAATTCGGCGCTCCAATAACATGCCGGTTCGATTTTCGACTTTAATAAACTGTTTAGAAGTTCTTTTTTAACATCCGATTTTTTAAATTTAGAAAATGTGATTCCTTTAAACATTTTGGGGTCTCTGATATCATTTATTTCTGAATCAGACATATAATAAAAAATATACAAAAAAAATATTAACAATACATATAAATGAATATAGTTAAAATGTATAATAATTTATCTAATTGGGGTAAAATATTGGTTTTTTGTGTATTATTTTTAATTTTAGTAGTATTATTTAAATCTGTGAAAGCACCCCGAATTACAGAAGGATACGCACAGAATGACGCATATTTATTAAAGGATGGAGAGGATATATATGATGATTTTTATGCTGATATATACGATGAATTAGTATATAATGATATGAAAGATGATTATGAAATAAGTCAACTTGTGGATAAAACCGGACTAACTCAACAAAGTATTATTTTGGATGTTGGGTCTGGAACAGGACACCATGTTGCTAAATTAAATGAACAGGGATATAGAACTATTGGAATGGATATTTCACCAGCAATGTTAAAAAAGGCAAAGGAGAATTTCCCATCGTGTAAATTTATGTTAGGTGACGCAACAGGGTCTCCAGATGTTAACTATAATTATTTTACTCATGTGTTGTCTCTTTATTTTACAATTTATTATATGAAAAATAAAAATGCGTTTTTTATAAATTGTATGAATTGGTTAATTCCTGGCGGATATTTATTATTACATTTGGTTGATAGGGAAACGTTTGACCCAATACTTCCTGCTGGGCAAGGTTTTTTAATAGTTAGTCCACAAAAATATTCAAATAAACGAATAACTAAAACAAAGGTAACGTTTGACAATTTCGTGTATAATGCGGACTTTGATTTAAATCAGGATAAAAACATAGCAATTTTCAACGAGAAAATTAAATTTAAGGATACGGATAAGGTTCGACAAAACCAACATATTTTATATATGGAAGATACAACGACAATTTTAAATATGGCACAACAATCGGGGTTTATAGTTGATGGGGAGATAGATTTAATGAATGCTGGGTATGATTCTCAATATATATACATATTACGAAAACCGTCTTAATCGGTGAATAACCTCCAATTATTTATTCTAAAAACGATTTTATCTTTTAGGTAATCGCTATTATTATAAGCGTATATTTCAGCATAACAGTTTTGTAAATGTGAATTGTCTAATTTTTCGAATTCGGCAATACTGAAATAATCATTACAATAGTGATTAACCAATAATTCTTTGGGTGCCAATTTCCAAAACTCATCCGGGTCGTAAAAATCACTTATATTATATTCATAGTCGTATTGGTTATCATTTCTAACGACATTAGGTAAAAAAACGTAATTCCACCATATGTCGATTTCATCGTTTGTTTTATTATGTATATTAAATTTTGATTTAATGTATGCGTTTTCGAGGTATTCTTCGACAATTTTATTACACATATATTCGGACATTTATATTAAATAAGTAATAATTTAAAAAATAGGTTTAAATAAGTATTTTATTAAATACTAATGGTGAATGTTTCATTAATAACAGGAATAACAGGACAAGATGGTTCATATCTGGCAGAATTTTTATTGGATAAAAAATACGATGTGTGGGGGTTAATCCGTCGTTCTTCGAATATTAATACTTCTAGAATAGAACATATATTTAAAAACTTACACTTGAGATATGGAGATTTATCTGATAGTGTAAATTTACTAAATATTTTTAACGAAATACACAATACTTATGGAGAAACCCTCGAAATATTTGAAATATATAATTTAGGAGCAATGAGTCACGTTAAAGTATCCTTTGATATGCCTGAATATACCGCAAATATTGATGGATTAGGTGTGTTACGATTATTGGAATCCGCGCGTAATTGTGGTATACCCAATAATAAGATAAAATTTTACCAGGCATCAACATCTGAAATGTATGGAAAGGTTGTTGAAGTGCCACAAACGGAAACAACGCCTTTTTATCCACGTTCTCCATATGGAGTTGCTAAGTTATATGGTCATTGGATTATAAAAAATTATCGTGAATCTTATGGGATGTTTGCGTGTTCAGGTATTTTATTTAACCACGAAAGTCCAAGAAGAGGACATAATTTCGTTACTCGTAAAATCACGATTGGTTTAAATAAAATATTGAATAACGAAATCACCCATTTAACATTAGGAAATATTAATTCTTTACGGGATTGGGGACACGCTAAAGATTATGTAAAAGGTATGTGGTTGATGCTTCAACAACCTGTTCCGGATGACTACGTGTTGTCTACAAATGAGTATCATAGTGTAAGAGAGTTTATCGAAAAAGCATTTCGATACAAAAATATTGAAATAAAATGGAAAGGGACAGGACTTGATGAAATTGGTTATGACAGTAAAACACAGAATGAGTTAATTAAAATTTCCGAGAAGTATTTTAGACCTGCGGAAGTAGACGAGTTATTAGGAGATTCGACTAAAGCAAGAAAAGAATTAAACTGGACGTGTGAATATGATTTTAATATGATTGTAAATGAAATGGTTGAATGCGACTCAAACCACATATAATTTTATAATTACCGTTAAATTATGTATTTAAAAAAAGAAATAATATTATGTATGATTATTTATGCTACATAATATTAGTCATTATACTTCTGGGAACATTTCTATATTTTCGTATAAAATATGGATTTTGGATATCTCAACCGGTATTTCATTGTTATGATATATTTTATATGTTATTTCCTCGAGGGATAATAAATACGGAATTGCCGAAAATAAATAAGTATACGAATTTAATCAATGTTACAACAATAATATATTCTGAAATATCCGATTTGAAAATGACACAGTTTACAAATTTTATAAAATTAAATTATTTAAGGAATGGAGATAATATGTATGTTCCAAAAAAGGAAAATATAATTTCATATTTTAAGGGACATCAGTTTCCGTCGTTTTTTTCATTTTACACGGAAGATTATTTGATACAAGATTTAACAAATAATACAACTATAACTGAAGATAAAATAATAGGGTTGATGACATCTAGACCTTTACGCGTTACAATAAATAATCTAAATAAAAAACAAAATATACAAAATACATTTTATGTTTATTATGCGGATTATTTATGTGTTGACACAAACCATCGAAAAAAGGGTATTGCTCCCCAAATAATTCAAACTCATGAGTATAACCAAAGACATAAAAACACAAAAATAAGCGTCTCGTTATTTAAAAGAGAAGACGAATTAACCGGAATAATGCCGTTATGTGTTTATAAAACGTATGGTTTTTCGGTAATAAAATGGCGAAAACCGGTTGAGTTATCGGCAATATATTCTATGATAGAAATATGTAAACAAAATATGTATTTATTAGTGGAATTTATAAATGAAAATAAAAAGAGGTTTGATATTGTGATTATGCCTGAAGTGTCGAATTTATTAGAATTAATAAATACGAAAAATATGTTTATTTACGTAATTCTATTTAAGGATAAAATTTGTAGCGCGTATTTCTTTAAAAAATCGAATACGTTTATAGAAAAAGACCTGGAGGTTTTAACATGTATTGCGTCAATAAATAACGGGGTCTTAGATAATAGTATATTTATTCACGGGTTTAAAATAAATTTTTGGGATATTTCTGAAAAATACAATTTCGGTTTTTCAGCTATTGAGAATATCGCACACAATAACGATATAATTCAAAATATATTATTAAAAACCCCTCCTAAAATAATAAGTCCCTGTGCTTATTTTTTCTATAATTTCGCATACCCCACATTTAACGCGGATAAAGCATTTATTATAAATTAACGGATATATTTACCTGCGCGGGCAAAACTATCACAAACAAAAATAATAAAAATTCCTAAAAATGAATATAACACAACTTCTTCGGTAACATTATTGGTTTTTTCGTCTTGTCTTTCTTCAAGTAAATGTATCATATAATTTAATTTTTGCATAAGAATATCGTTTGAGTTTCCTATTTCCGGTTGGGTTCCTGCTTGATAATATTGTCGGTTGTGTGTATTTTGCGGATATGAGTTATAATTCGGTATCATATTCTTATAATATTTTTCGGCAGTTTTGTGATCACCATAATTATCGTTAAAATTATTTAAATCAAGATTGTTATTTGAGTCAACGTTTGGCAATGGTTGTGTTCCGTGTGTATTTGAAATAGTCTGCATATTTTCGGTTGTGATGGTTTTTTGAACTCCTGCCGATTGAGGTTTAGGTGGAGGATTAAAATAATCTCCCATCGAGTTATCATCGGAACCAGATTCTTGATTATTATGTAATGTTTGTAAAACCGAATTTACTTTTTCTGAACTATAGTTATCTTTAGGATACCTTTTTTGTGTTCTATTATGTGCGTTCTTTTTTTTGTCTACAATGTTTTCGTCATTGGTATCATTAGACCAATTATCAAAAGGGGCGGCGTATATTGCTAAAGAAGACATTACTATTAAAAATTTAGATTATAATTTATAAAACGGACTGAAATAAAAAATATTGTTTTATTTATATAAATATGAATCTTAATTTAAATCTTAAAAAGTCAAATATTATGTGTGTTTCTATATTTTTAATATTATTATTTATTTTAATTAATAGAAAAACAATATTTAATTCTTTTTTAGGAAGATTACTTGTAATATTTGTGTTAGTGGGAATTACATCTTATAATATGTTAGCAGGTCTTCTTTTTGTGTTAGTCGTTATGATATTGAATAACCATTATATTAGCGAATATGAAGGAATGGAAAACTCCAAACCTGAGATGGATAAAGAACTGACAACTCAAGAAATACTTAAACAAAAAATATCAGCACAAATGGAAACCTTAGGTATTCCAACTTTACCTAAACCAACTGATATTGAAAAACCAAGCACGAGTGATGTTGCTGAAAAAGAGCGTAAAATTTTAACAGGAAAGCAATCAAATCAACTCCCGGTTGATTTGAAACAAAATGCGGAAAATGCCGTTGCGAATAATCCAGGTAAAGAAGGGTTTGCCAGTTATGCTAGCATTTACTAAAATTTTATAGTGGTATAATTATATAATGCCTACTTGGTTGTTGCTCATTTGTTTATTACTTATTATAATATTGCTTATACAAAATAGTGTAAATAAAACTGAGTCGTTTACTCCCGGATTTAGAACATTTTATAGACCTCGTATTAGAAATATGAGGTATTATGTGAATAAATTACACAACGATTATTATATGAATATGGTCCATTATTTTCGAAAAAAAGGGGTATGGTGATTACTTTTTTATAATTGTAATATATGGTTAAAAAAAATAATGTTCATAATCAACCAACGGGAGGGGAACCGATGAATCCATTTAAATATGGAATAAATTATATTCACGAACATATAATGTTTTTAAACAGTAGTAAGTTTTTTGCGGGTGTAATTATGATTTTACTGAATATGGGAGGTAAACTCATTTCAATTCAATTTAGTAGATCAACCGAAGAATATATGAAGTATAGTTTAAGTAAACAAATTCTAGTATTTGCGATGGCGTGGATGGCTACACGTGATATATATACAGCGTTAATTTTAACGGCAGTATTTACTGTTTTATCTGATTATTTATTAAATGAGGAAAGTCGTTTGTGTATCGTTCCACACAATTATAGAATTTTACATAAATTAATAGATACAAATAACGATGGTAAAATTAGCGAAACAGAACTTGCGTCGGCAACTGCTATAATAGAAAAATATAAAAAAGAACAGGAAATACAAATTCAAAAAAACGCATTAGATAAATTCCAATATTATACGAATGATGTTTGACGACGAGTTAATAAAATATCATAAGAACCATCATTTTAATAATATAAATTAACGATAGCAATAATAACGTTTCTAGAGTAAGTTCATCTAATCTAATTGATAAATATTTGGATAAGTGTTTTGTTTTTTGCTTTTCGGTTCGTTTAGATTTCTTTTTAAGTTTGAATAATTTAAAAAATGATTTTAAAGCATAAATATTTAAGTATTTTAGTTCCAATAACATTAAAGGACACGTGCGACAAAATATAACTAATGATACATTTATTGTAATTATAATAATCATAATAAACAAATGTAAAATATTCGTGTTTAATAATACAACTAGGCAAAGTAAAACTACATAAATAAAATGAATAGTTATGTAGAAAACACCGATGATTAAATCGGTGTTTACTTTATTAACGAAAAAAGAATAAAAAAATAATAAATATATTTCTAATATGTTATAATTTGATAAATCAAGCATAATATTTGTTAGAAATAAATTTATTATTTTTTACGGGTATAATTTGGTATTTAATTAATCATTCATCACAGTTATATAATCAATTATATGTTGAACTCTATATGTTGGTAAATACCAACCGGATTCTTCACATCTTGTTTTAGCAGAGTCGTTTAGTTTTGGTGGGGGGTTATTTTTTATATACTCATTTAGTTTGTTTAATCTAGTTTCTAATAGTTGAATTGTATTATATTTATTATCGTATAAATAATCTAACAAATCTGTAAAATTATTTACATTAATATTTCCTATTAAAGGGTTTTTTGTGGTTTTAAATTGAGATTTGTATTTAATTTGAAACTGGTTTGATATAGTCGTTATTATAGTAACTTTATCAATACGCGAATTCATATATGCCTGCGGAACCGGAACGGACGAATTGATATTTTGAAATACCTTCATAATTTCAATTTCCTGACAATTAAACCTAATATTTACAAGCATTTCTTTCTCGTATACATTAGCAAAACTCCCTCGACAATCATAAGGAATAAGGTTATTTTCGGCAATTAAGCATAAAGCAGTGACTCTATGAAGTCCATCGAATATTTCAAACTTATGCGAATCATTGTTATAAAATAAATATATCATTCCTTCAATTTGTTCATATGATTTTAAAATGTATTGTTTTATTTCTTCACATCGGGTCATATCAGCAGGTCTATTATTATTCCAGTTTACAATTGAACTGTTTATTTTTGCGTTAATAACCTCTTTAATCTTAATTTTATAAAGTTTATTATTAGCACTATATTTATATATCTCGCCGATACTTGGAAAAGTCTGTTGGAGTTCTGTAATATTATTCATTCTTTTTTTTACATTTTATAAAATAAATAATTATAATTCAATTTTTTTACTTTCCGATTATATTTAAATACTTAAATATATCTAATTAAATGCCTGTTTATACATGTCAATAACCCGTTTTTTTTGTTCGTTATAATCAACAATAGGAGAAGGGTAATCAACGTCTTTAAATAAACTATACTCAGAATACCATTTATGAATTGAGCGCGCAGGAACCTCGGATAATTCGGGAATCCATTTTTTAATATATGAAGCGTTAGAATCGTATTCTTTCGATTGTAACCAAGGATTAAAAACTCTAAAATATGGTTGTGAGTCCGCACCTCCTCCCATAATCCATTCCCAATTACCGTTATTGCTCGCGACGTCATAATCGGTAAGTTTTGTCGCGAAATATTGTTCTCCTTCTCTCCAATCGATGAGTAATGTTTTGACTAATACACTCGCAACAATTAATCTTGCTCTATTATGCATGTATCCAGTGGTATTTAATTGTCGCATACCAGCGTCAACAATAGGAAATCCGGTAAGACCGTTTTTCCAGGCATTTAAATATTTAGTGTTGCGTGCCCATTTTATTTTATCGTAATTCGGTTTTAATGAATGACCTAATACATGAGGAAATGAAAATAGTATATTTGCGTAAAAATCTCTCCATATAAGTTGTCTAATTAAATCGTGATACTTGTTACTTTTAAAAGTCGAATATACTTCACGAATAGAAACACACCCGTATTTAATATATGCGCTTAATTGTGTTGTGGGATGACTTAAATTATTATGGGTTGAAGAATAATGTTTCTGAGATTCAACTGCTTTTTTCAAAACAATTAATCCGTTATGTCTTCCTCCAAAAACCAAAATATTATTATTTATTTTAGTGAATTTTGTAATGGCATCTGAAAGTGAAATCGTATGGTTTATCTTGATATTTTTTGTATTAAAATTAAGTTTTTTAAATGTTGCCGGTTCTTGAAATTTCAGGGTTAATGCTTTGTTATAATAAGGCGTGAATTTTTGGTATGGACCTCCTGACCCATTTAAAATCGAACCTGGAAAATGTAAATAATAATCGTGTTCTAAAAAACATTCAATCTTTAGTTTCTTACACAACTCTATAATACTATTATCTCTTTTAATGGCGTAAGGAGTGTAATCATAATTAAAAATGATAGCATCAATCTTAAATTTGTCAACACATTCAGTAATTATTTTGTTATTTTCTCCAAAAAAAAAGTATAGTTTACCTCCTTTTAATTTTATATCTGTTGACAATTCGAGTAAACTTTCAATCATAAATTGGACTGAGTTGTCTGATTTATACGGATTTAATTTTGTAACTTGTTCGGGAGTAAAAATAAAAATGGGATGTATATTTTTACAAATAGTGTTTGCCATATTTAATCCGTTATTATCTATTATTCGTAAATCTCTATGAAAAATAAAGAGACCATTTTCATATTTCATTATAATATTTAATTATATATTTTTGTAAAAATAAAATATATAATTATGTTTCGTGTGTTTATAAATCTAAACTAATGGTATTTTTATCTGATTTGAGTCTTCGTTTGCTACGTTTTGGAATATTACCACCGGATTGTAATTCCTTTAATTCGCTGATACTAATTGTGCTACTATTGTTATCTAAATCGGTATGGTTGGTTTGTTCTTGAATATTAATAGTTTTGGTTTTTAATCCAGCTAAAATATCGGTAATATCACTGGGTCCTTTCATTTCGGCACGGGTATGTTTTTGTTGAATATCGTTCGATTTACTTTCTCTAAAATTAATTCCATCATCCACGACATTATTTCTATTAGGTCTAAAATTAGAACGTTCGGCATAATTATTATTTCCTGGTCGAGTTAATGGTGTAGGTATCGAATTTGCTCCTTGTGTCGCCATTGGTGGAGGAGGACCATTATTTCCTGAAAAATTTTCTTGGGGGTTCATAACACCGTTCATAAATCCAGATAATCCAGGATTGGATTGACTCATAGAGTTAACTGCTGCCGATTGGAATTGTTTCATTAAATCGGGATTTTGTCTCAATATATCGTCCATACCAGGCATCGCGCTTTTAAACATCGTGTTTGTCATATGAACCATCATAGCACTACCGCCAAGTTGAAACATGAGTTTTAATTCTGGTGCCATGGTTGCTCGTGATTTATATTTATCGTATAATTCTCCGAATATTTCATCATAATCGGAAACGTTTTCATTAATTTGTTCTCCCCATCCATCAAGTTTAATATCAAATGGGTCAAATCTATTATTTAAAAATTCGATTCCGTTTACTATAGCCATAAGCATATTTCCCTGGAATTTCAAAGAATTTGATTTGGTTTTTTCTTCCATAATGGTGTCGTATTCGCCTTGCATTTCAGCAAGGGGTGAATCCATATTATATTTTCTGGACAATTCAACGCCTTTTTTTTCTAAAGCTTCTAGTTTCCTCAGATATTTAAATTTTTCTTTCAATAATTCTTCTTTTGGTATTTGTGGTGTTTGGGAAACGTGTTTATCTGGATTTAAAGGAATATTATTAAATTTCCCGTATCCGTCCCATGTTTTTGAGTTGCTGGTGCTCGTTTCGGCAGTTGATTGTCCGATTGAAGGTGGTTCGTTAAAATGAACAGAGTGTTTGTCTGAATGGTTTACATCTAATAAATCACTGGATAAATCATTTAATTCGTTTTCTAAATTATTCAAATCTTCTATATCTATATCACTGGATACCCGTGTGTTTTCCTTTACCTTATCATTCATTAAAAGTTCAATTCCAGACCCAAAATTAGACGACCTTAATTCACTTCCTCGATTGGATGATGGTTTAATATCCCAATCCAAATCTGAAATTTCAATAATATCATTATTCATTATTATTAAATAAATAGAACGTTTATTTTTAAATAAAACGAATAACAATATATATTATTGAATTTACTTACAATTTATTGGTAATATACCAAACACCTTGTAATAAAGAATCTGCTAAATCATCCTTTTTTTTATGTGACTCGAAATGTTTCATCATATTTGAATTTGTTTTGTTCAATAACTCTAAACAATTAATAATACCGGTTTTTTTTCGATTCTTATATGTTGAAATGTCGACCTCCTCGTCGGAATCATTCACTGTGGTGCTAGATTTTAATTTATTAGAGGCGGATATAAACTCAATAGTTTTGACATTTTTCATAATAAAGTATTGGGCAATCATTCCCTGAATGGTTTTCATTCGATTTGCGATTGGACTTATTTGATTTTCAATAATAACGTGAGTTATCGGACCGATGGTATCATCCGAATAAAAAATAGTGTCCATCTTGGTGTAAATATTCCTGCCTATGGTAATTAAATTTATTTTAGAAGCGTCGATGCTTACGATTGGTTCTAAATATGTGTTGTTAATATACGAATGTAATAGAGTTACTAAATCTATTTTTTTAATGGGTTTTGTGTAATTGATGCTGTATTTATCGGCAATTTCGAATAATTTATTTACCTTTTGTTTATTAATATACGGTATTTTTAATTCGGCAGGTGGGGTTTTGTATGAACTACTCTTAGAATGTTTTAAACAAAAACAAATATCGTGTTTTTTAAACTTGGCAGGTTTGATACAGTGTTGACAATTAAGTGTTTCTTCTTCGCCAACATTAACAATATCCCATTTAATTATTTTAAAATTTTCGGTAGGTTCATTCTCTTCTAAATGTAAAAGACAAAATGCTAGATTTTTTATGCCGACATCAATGCTAATTATATTCATAATAATAAACTATTCTAGGTTATTATTATATGGTTTATTTAATTTATATTTGGTGAAATTGCCGGAGATATTAATCTGGCATTTAATTGTTGTCTGCTAAGATACGGAGATTTTAAATCGCTTTTACAGTATCCGTAACCTGGAGAAGTAGAATCGAATGTGGATTTATATAAATGAGGGACGTTACTAGATGGAGTATTATTCGTGTTTTCGTGAGGATTTAATCCTAAATCATAGCACGCTTCTTCAGAATTATATTTCATAATTTGTAGTCCATTATTTTGTAAATATTGTCTGTAAGACCAATTGGAAGTTATATTTTCTTGTTGTTGGATTTGTTTGTTAATTACTGCTTCGGGTTGCCAACTTGCGAAATTTCGCCCGTCGCTCATTATTGGTGGGAAATTAAAATGAATATTATTTGAACCTGAATAGCATACACCCCAAGACATTTATAGTATGATAAGATAAAAAATATTATTATTATTGACTAAGTAGTTTTAATAATTCGTTTTTTTTTAATTTGGATGAATCGTTAATAAGACCTTTTTCTTGGACAATACTTTTTAATTTTGTAATTGTCATTTTTTTATAATCAATACTTCGAGTATCTTCTTCTAAATTAGAACTGGATGGGATATCGTCAATTATTACGTGTTTAATGTTTTCGTCATTAGTTTCGGGTAAATTATCCCAAGCAGGGTTTGCGTCTATCTCGTTGATATCGGTGACCTCGGGGTTATCATTCTCAGAACTTGTATCTGAGTCGTCATCAATATCACACGATACGTCTACATTATCATAAAGTTGTTCAAATTCTGGTATAGTTATTATTTTATTAAATGAGTTGCCTCCCTCTTTCACAACATCATCGTCGTTGTCGTCATCTGTATCTGATTCGTAATCGGATTCTGAACCAGAAGAAGAAGAAGAAGATTCCGAATTATTATCTGCGTTATCATCGGCATAGGATGATTCGTCGTCTGAAACACAAATTAACGGGTCCGATTTTAAACAAGAATCACCTGGAATGTGGTTAATCGTATTTAATTGTTGTGCCATAGTTGATACTAAACTAAACATAGAATCTAGTTTATGATTTTGTTCTTTTAGTCTGGTTTGGATATAATATATGATGAATCCGCTAATAAATAATATAAATACAATAAGCAGTATAAATGCCGAAGTTGTCGTAAATAAATAATCTTTAATAGACATTATTATAAAAACAAATATATATTTTTATCAATAACTTAACGAATGTTATATATTTTCCAAGATTTCTGTTGGAAAATTTAAGTCGTGTAATACTTGAAGTCCTCCTTTAACTTCTGAAATGCCTTCTTTTAATAAATAAGTATGTATGTTTTTGTTCGTATTTGTCTTTAATGTATGCATATTAAAATTGACAATATTTTTATTTTTGTTTAATTTTTTACATACCTTAATAAAATGTGTTGTGAGTAAACAAGAAACAGATTTGAATTTAACTAAATACTTCATAAATGCGGTAGCGCTGATTACTGCTTCTGTGTGATTTGTTCCGGAAAACAACTCGTCGAAAATACAAATGTGTGTGTCGTCTTTAAATTCTTGGATAATATCGAGGATTTCTTTACATCTTCTTGATTCTGCTTGGAATAAACTATCTCGACCAGATGTATCCGGAATATTTAAATAGCAGTGAATATATTTATATGGGAATATAGTTGCGGAATCGTAGAACCCACACCCAAACTGTTGTGATAAAATAATATTTATCAGGGTTGATTTAAGAACGGTTGTTTTACCAGATGCGTTTGGACCGGTGATAATCATATTTTTTGAAAACTGAATATCATTTTTTACTGGCGTTTCATTCATTAATGGTGCGTAATAATTATTTTTAATGTGGTTGGACCGTTTTTTGTTTATAAATTTAGTAAAATTGATTTTACCTAAGTTAATGTTTTCAAGTAATCCGTGTAAGTTGGATAGATACCCATTAAATCCAAATGAGTATAAAAACGCATCGTTGTATTTTTTATCGTTATATAATTCGTAAAACGATTTTAAAATAAAACCAAGTTCAAATACTTTGGAAAGTAAGAACTCATACTTCGTTAATTTATTTAATTTCTCTTTAAACTCATTAAGTATGGATAAATTGTCAACAACTATACTATTAAATTCGTTATAACTAGTTAATTCGGTTGAATACTCCAAGAAATTATTCATATTTAATTGGGTGTGTTCGATATATTCGGAAATGTGAAATAACGTTTTGTGGATGAGTTTCATATTTTTATTAAATTTAATACAATAAGCAATATTTTGATAAATGGATAATAGATAAAACGCAACAGAAATTAAAATGTATATTTTTTGTTCGATTTTAACAGTATTAAATTGTGTGAATAATTTCCCGATAGGTTGATTCGCGAGTATAGTTTTTAAAATGTCGACATATTCTTTAAATTGTAAACGCATACCTTTTAATTTTATAATAAAAAACGGAAGTATTGTTATGATTAATGGAGTTAATAATGCTAACACCGGCGAAGTAATATTATATATACTCATTATTCGTAAAAAGACCTCTGAATTATTTAAAAACTCTAGCATCGGTAAATCCATGTAATTATATTTTTCTTTAAATCCGGTATCGTTTTTAATTTCGTTCCATAAATCCATAATTTTATCGTAATCATATGAGATGTTATTTACAGACTTATATTTTTTTAAAAAAACTTGGGTATCTTTCAAGAACGATATATCTGTTGTATAATATTGCGACATTTGGGTAATCATCTTTTTAGAAAAACAGTTATTTGAATTAAATGCGAAAGTGTATATATTTATACCGGATGGGTCAACTGTGTCAACAAGTTCTAAATCGGAAATAACATTGGTCTTTAATGGTATTTTATGTTTGTTGTAAAATATGGGTGTTTTAAAATACTCATCAATTATATCTATTTTTGACATTTGTTGTATATGAAAAATAGATATTTTTAAAAATTATACTACGAATACAAAATTATACATACACGTTTAACTTTGATTAATGTTGAAATTCTCGGGCATTTCATTAATTTGACACGAATAATAAGACTCTATATCTTTAATTTTAGGCACATCTCTACGGGTAACCAAATTAATTCCGACACCTTTACGACCCCATCTACCACTACGACCTATTCTATGAAGATATTTGTGTACACAATTGGTAATATCAAAATTAATAACAACACTGACTTGTTGGATATCTATTCCTCTAGCAGTGATATCTGATGAGATTAAAACACGATATTTACCATTTTTAAAGTCGGCAAATGAATGGTCTCTTTCTGATTTTTCCATATTACTGTGAATACAACAAACTGGGAACTCATCTGCTGCCATAGCTTCGTATAAATCAGATACGCGTTTTACACTATTACAGTAGATAATACATTGCGATAAAGATATATATGAATATAGGTCTTTTAAAACCAAATACTTTTGTTTATCGTCTTCGATTCCTATAAAATATTGCGAGATGCCTTCCAAAGTTAGACTTTCTGCTTTTACGCATATTTTAATTGGATTTCTCATAAATTGCGAAGTGATTGAATAAATATTATTGGGTAACGTAGCGCTAAATAACGCAACTTGGATATTACTATTAAAATGTTGAAAAATGTTATATATTTGTTCTTTAAATCCTTCGGACAACATTTCGTCTGCTTCATCGAGAACCAGTAATTTAATTTTATAACTGGTGATTTTATTACGTCGCATCATATCGTATACTTTGCCGGGACATCCGCATATGATATGTGGGACATTTTTTGAATTCTCGTGAGTGTCATCAATATAAGTTCCTCCGAATAAAGTATGGACTCGTAATCCTTTCATCATACCACCTATATTATTTATGACAGATGCGGATTGACTACACAGTTCTCGTGTTGGGGATAAGACTAATACTTGTGTGAAATTGTCTTCTAAATTGATAAGAGATAATGCCCCAATAGTAAATGCGGCAGTTTTTCCGGTTCCGGATTGAGCTTGTGCGATAATATCTTTTCCGGATATTATAGGTTTAATTGCTTTAGATTGAATCGGACTCGGTTTTTCAAATCCGTAAGCGTAGATACCTCTTAAAATATCATTATCTACATCTAAATCGTCCCAATTTGTAATGGAATACAATAGAGGATCATAGTTACTCAATTCAATATTATTATCGCAGGTTTCTTTAAAATACATAATTATATTTATTAATTTATAGTTTTTAAGCACATTTATAAGTATTATAATAAAAAAAATGGTATAAATGAAACCTTTAAATATATACTAATTAAGTATGACAACAAGCGCGCTAAAATATACACTTAATGATTTTGAAACTATTAAATTTGAGGGTTTTGATTTTATTATTCCAGATGTTACTCTAGCCTTTATTTCAGAATTAACCAAACACGTGGGTTCTCCAAGTTACATAAAAACTCCTATTTTTAAGAAAAAGACTATAGACAAACCACAAGAGAATTGGGGTGCTGTAAGAAATACATTTCAAGCTACTAAAATCGAACAAAAACAAGGATTGGAACTTCAAATAGATTTGATACGTTCACACTTGAATAAGATTTCGGATAAAAACTATATAGATTATCGTAATAAAATAATCGATATTTTCGATGAACTGGTTGTAAATAACATTTCGAGTGAAAACATGATGCGTATTTGTTCGAGTTTGTTTGAGATAGCGTCAAATAATAGGTTTTACTCTAAATTATACGCGGATTTGTATTCAGACTTGATTAATAAATATGATGAAATGAACGTAATTTTCGAAAATAGTTTGGGTTCATTTATGTGTCTATTCGATAAAATCGAATATGTTGACCCGGTTGTGGATTATGATGCGTTTTGTAAAAACAATAAGGATAATGAACGCAGACGCTCTCTTAGTGCGTTCTTTGTTAATTTAATGTATAATAAAATAATTTCAAAGGATAAATTGGTAAGTTTGTTGGTAATCTTGTTGACACAGGTCTATACATTTATTAAATTGGAAAACAAAAAAAATGAAGTGGATGAATTGACCGAAAATATTGCTTTATTATTCAAAAAGGAATTTATTGATACAGATATACAAATTGAAGGAATGTCTTTAATTCAAAGTATGGAACATTTGGCAAAAAGCAAGTCGAAAACGTATGCTAGTTTATCAAATAAGTCTATATTCAAATATATGGATATATTGGAACTGTAATTATTAGCAGTATAAAAATGATGTGATAATGCTGATAAAAGACACTAATATAAACGTCTTTAAAGATATCGTTGAGTTGAAACACATATATTATTATTTTAAAATTAAAAACTAAAATAATAATAGTAATTTAAACTATATGGTCTTATCAAAAATATCAGATGGTGTCATTTATCCAGAATTAAAAAAGGTCTTAAAGGATGATTTAAAACTAGAAGCAAACCTGTATCAAATCGTAATTGAAGGTTTAAATGTAATCATCGCGATTGGAAATGCGAAACGAACATATGAATCGAATAATATCATATATTTTCCAGTTTATTTAGTTAAGTATAATAACAAGGTTATTCAAATAGGTATTTACGAAATTTTAGCAGAAAAATACCTTGAATATATGGATGAAAATAATGTATTGGATGTTAACAAATTAAACGACCCGTTAATTTATAATTTTGTATCCCCCAAAATGCTTATAAAATTAAGATTAAAACCAGATGAACCGGATGAACCCGAAAGCGATAGCGAGGAAGAACCCAAAGAAGAAGAGGAAGAAGAAGAAACTAAAGAAGAAGAAGAACCCGCAATTATAATACCGGATGAAAGAAAAGATATATTTGTTTTAACATCCGGGGTTCAAATACCGGCGTTGTTAACAGAAGAAACAAAAGAAGAGGCAAAGGATATCAGAGAAAAATATAAGGAGGACCCATCCGATAGTTGGGTTTCTAAATTTATGAAAAATAAATATTATACCATACATGATAACGAAGGGGGAGGTGATTGCTTTTTTTCAACAATAAGAGATTCATTCTCAAGTATCTCTCAGCAAACATCGGTCTCTAAACTTAGAGATAAGATATCAAATGAAGCAGATGAAAATCTATTTAATGGATATAAAGAACAGTATGATAATATTGTGAATTCAATCGCGAATGATAGCAAACAAATAAAGGAACTAGAAACAAAATATTTGGCTATAAAAGAAAAGTTGAAAAATATATTGGATAGAAACGAAAAATCCCAAGCAGTAAATGAAGCAACCCAAATAAAAGAACAACACGATAAACTTATAAAGGAGAAAAAGGTCTCTAAAGAATTATTGGCAGAGTATCATTTTATGAAGGGAGTAAACACATTAGAAAAATTAAAAAATAAAATGAAATCTTGTGATTTTTGGGCAGAAACATGGACCATATCCACATTAGAAAGAATATTAAATATTAAAATAATTATTTTATCTGTTGAGGCGTTTAAAGAAGGAGACTTGAAGAATGTGCTTCAGTGTGGACAATTGAATGATTCTATTATCGAACAAAAAGGAATATTTACACCTGAATTTTATATAATAGTTGAATATACAGGAAACCATTTTAAATTGGTTGGATATCGTAAAAGAAAGATTTTCAAATTTAGTGAAATACCGTATGATATTAAAAATCTAATTGTGAATAAATGTATGGAAAAGAACGCAGGTATATTTGCTTTAATACCGGAATTTATCCAATTTAAGACTTCTCTCAATAAATTGCCTGTGCCAGAAGAACCTGTAATTAAAAACGAAATACGAATATCAAAATTATATGAGGATGATATTGTGTTCATGTTTTATAGTAAATCGGCAGATAACACATTACCAGGAAAAGGAACCGGAGAAACAATACCTCAAAATATTGTTAAGAACTTCTCGAGTTTGGCTGTTATACCACAATGGCGTAAAAAATTATCAAATATGTGGGTTCAACCGTTTACATTAGATAATAATAGATGGGCAAGTGTCGAGCATTATTACCAAGCATCAAAGTTTAAAAATACAAACCACGATTTTTATATGACGTTTACGATGGATTCGGATACGGAATTGTCTAAAAATCCAGAGATGGCTAAGGCGGCAGGAAGCAAGAGTGGAAAACTTAAAAAGGAATTGATTAGACCCAAAGATGTCAATATGGATCCAGATTATAATAAAACACGTAAAAATAAAGAATTATATGATGCGTTGTTATCTAAATTCACGCAAAATGAGGATTTAAAGCAGATGTTGTTAAATACCCAAAACGCGAAATTGTTACAATATAAAGATGGTAAAGAACCGGAATTATCAGAGAATTTGATGTTGGTTCGAGAAAAATTAAAAACTAATTAAATAAAATGTAGTTCAAATATATATGCGGATTACCGAAAATAGTAAATTATTAATTTCTTTTTTTATGCAAAATAAATTTATAAGTAATGAGAAAATAACAACAAATACAAAAAGAATATTACGGATTTTATATGAGGATATAACAAACGCATATAATCAAAAACTTACCTATAATATGAAAATCAATAAAATAGATAGTGTCGCAAATATTCCAAGACCTAAGACGTTAAGACTGAATGGGTTACCAGAAACAATCTCAAAAAGTATATACAATAAATCGTTGACTTGTATAACGTATACATTTTCTCTTTATAATAGAACTATCGTTATAAAATTCGTGGTTGAAGAATCCGACCCAGATATAAAAAGATATAACAGATATGTCGACACAATTATAATGTGGGTATTTATTTTAAATAAATATTCTTCTCCAAATTGTTCAAAGGTGATTACAATATATTTGTATTTAACATCATTACGCAAAAAACTACCAAATAATAAGATAGATGTTTTAAATGAAAATAATGTAAATACTGCGTTTACAACTTCTTGTCAGTATAACACCGAAATAGTTATTTTTAGAAGTGAAGAGTGGTTTAAGGTTTTATTACACGAGACGTTTCATAGTTTTGGGTTGGATTTTTCGGATATGAATACAACTGAATGTAATAAAGAAATATTAAGTATATTTAAGGTTTATTCAAAGGTGAACCTTTATGAAGCTTATGTTGAATGTTGGGCTGAAATACTGAATGCTCTTTTTTGTAGTTTCTTTATTCTGAAAAACAAAAGAGATTTCGAAGAGTTTGTATTAAATGCGGAGATTCTAATAAATATTGAAAGGTATTATAGTTTCTTTCAAATGGTAAAAACATTAAAATTTATGGGTCTTAAATATACTGATTTGTATTCTGGAAATGGACGCGTCGGGTTGTATAAGGAAAAAACCAGCGTATTGTCTTATTATATTATTAAATTAATATTGATAAATAATTTCCAGGATTTTTTAGAATGGTGTTATAAGTATAATAATTCGTTGTTACAATTTAATAAAACGTTCCAAACCCAAATGCGTTTTTGCGAATTTATCAAACTCCATTATAAATCAAAGACATTTATTAATGATATATCCAATACAGAAATTTTTATAAACAAATTAAAAAAGAAAGAGAATGAATACTTGTTGACAAATATGCGAATGAGTATTTGCGAATTAGGATAAAATACTATCCATCTCTCCAATCTGTGTCAACACAAATATATCAAAATACCCTATAGATTCCAAGATTCTTTCTGTGTACATAAATTTAATAAATAAACCTGGTAAATTCCTTTTACTTTCTGTGTCTACAACAATTAATAAATAAACCTGGTAGATTCCTTTTTACTTTCTGTGTCTACAACAATTAATAAATAATACCCTATATATCCATGAATTATTCTGTGTCAACACAAATATATAAAAATATCTAATAGTTTAATAATTCTTTCTGTGTCACCAACAATTAATAAATAATACCCTATAGATTCCTTTTACTTTCTGTGTCAACACAAATATATAAAAATATCTAATAGATTAATAATTCTTTTTTGTGTACATAAATTTAATAAATAAACCTGGTAGATTCCTTTTACTTTCTGTGTCACCAACAATTAAATAAATAATACCCATAGATTTCCTTTTACTTTCTGTGTCAACAACAATTAATAAATAATACCCTATAGATTCCATTTTACTTTCTGTGTCACCAACAATTAATAAATAATACCCATAGTTTAATAATTATTTTTTGTGTACATAAATTTAATAAATAAACCTGATAGATTCCTTTTTACTTTCTGTGTCTACAACAATTAATAAATAATACCCATAGTTTAATAATTATTTTTTGTGTACATAAATTTAATAAATAAACCTGATAGATTCCTTTTTACTTTCTGTGTCTACAACAATTAATAAATAAACCTAGTAGATTCCAATATTCTTTCTGTGTCAACAACAATATATAAATAATACCCATAGAT